TAGGCACAGGCACAACAGCTGCGCGAGCAGATCACGTGCACCCAACGACTGGATTGGGTCTGACAGCGAGCGGCTTGGATCAGTTCGCCACGTCCACCAGTAATACAATCGGCGTGGGTACGATTGAGCTCGGCAATGCCAGCGATACAACACTCAGCCGGAGCGCGGCAGGTACTCTTGCCGTCGAGGGCGTCAATGTCGTTACAACGGCTACATTGCCAACGCTGATACCCAGTATCAATAAGAACTTTTTTATCAATGGCGATTTCTCTGTTCAACAGCGAGCGTCTGCGGATGCTGCAGGATTCCTGGTTGACCGATGGTCTGTCAGTAATGCAACTCAGTCCGTGTCCACTACCAGCCCAATCGCGTCGCTCGGCGTAGGATCTCTGTCGATCACAAATAATCAGACAACAAGTCCTACAGTTCAGCAAAGAATCGAGTCGGTTAATGCAAGGAAGCTGGTCGGACAGACGTATACAATCTCAGCATGGGTATTTTACGCATCTGCGATTTCTACGTGGAATATCAATGTCGCGCATGCCAATGCTGCGGATAATTTTAGCAGTACAACAACAATTGGATCATCACCCAATATTTCTGTTCCAGCTAATACCTGGACGCGCATATCACGCACCATAACCCCTACATCAAATGTGCCACCAAATGGACTACAGGTCAGTTTTGTGCGTACAGGGTCGAGTGATAGTAATACACACTTAATCGCATTAGCTCAATTAGAAATAGGCTCAACGGCAACGGAGTTTGCCTATGTGCCTTACGAGATATTGCTTGCGCAATGCATGCGGTATTATCAGCGCACTCTAGCGCCAATATTCCATGGACAAGGGAAAAACACTCAAACTGTGCAATTTTCGTATCAGTATCCACAAATAATGCGAACAACACCATCGGTAAGCACCAGTGGGACATTTAATATCTTTGATGGTGTTAGTGTATATGGTTTAAGTAATATAACGTTGTCAGCTGACGGCTCTGGTACTTATGTATGCAACACGTCAGCACTTCTGTCAGGAACTGCAAGTACCACTGTAGTAGCCAATCGTCCTGTGATGACGTATCCTGCGCCAAATCCGAGCAATTTTATAATACTTAATGCAGAACTATAATATGTATATTAAAACGCAATACGAGTCAGCTTTTACTTTGAAAAGAATTAACGCAGATCAAACTGTGACATGCATTCCAGTAGAACCAACTAATATTGATTATCAGGCCTATCTGATTTGGATAGCAGAAGGCAATATTCCTATTACAAAAGAACACATTCCGCCAGTAATTTTAGATGAACCAACGTTAGAAGAGCGACTGGCTGCATTGGAGCTTGTGGTCTCAATGGTTTTTACGGAGGATGATGCCGATGTATAAACTGGCTGTGCAGAACTGGATTCAGGGCAAGATAGGCCCCAAAGATATTGACCTGCTCGTTCGAGTCCGGCGACTGACCGCCGCTCAGGGCGCATCCATCAAGGCGATGGATCGCCTTGTGTCATATATTGAGCCAGAGACGACCGTTAACAACGAAAGCGCGGACAACTAGATATGGCATTATGGGGACGGCAACAATGGGGAACATCCCTTTGGGGCGCTGGCGGTGGACAAGTCGTATCCTTGTCTGCGACGGTAAGCGCGTCCTCATCCGTCTCTGCTGATCTCAAGGCTGACAGATCCCTGCTGGCCACGGTCGCGCCGTCAACATCGCTCAGTGCCACTATTGCCAACTCCCGGCCCATTGCCGCCGAGATCGCTGTTACAGGTAGTCTGACGGCATCGATGTCAATCAACGTTGCCATCGCCGCGACCGTTGCGTCGACATCGACCCTTGCCGCTGATCTTGCTATTACGCAGTCACTGGCCGCGACAATCGCCGCAACCAGCGCCGCATCCGCGAGCCTGACCAATGCGGTAGGTCTCAGTGCCAGCATCGCCCCTGCTGCCTCGATCACCGCTGCGCTGGTCAAAGAAAGCCTCCTGGCCGCAACGATCGCACCAGCCGCATCAGTCATCGCGGTTCTTTCAACAGGTACCCCTCTCAGCGCCACCATTGCGGCAAGCAGCGCAGTGGCGGCAGATACGTCCGTCGCCAGACCACTCGCCGCAACGATTGCCGCAGCATCTGCGATCACGGCAACCGCATCGGTCGCCGTCCCCCTCTCCGCCGCAATCAACGCCACAAGCTTCGCGACGGCAGACCTGCGCAATGCAGTCAGCTTGACCGGTGCGGTCAATGCGGTCTCATCGACTACGGCCAGCCTGACAAACGCGGTCAGTCTGGCGGCTCAGGTCGCTGCACAATCGTCCGTAATCGGCGTAATGACCTTGCAGGGTCAGGTACCGCTCCGGGCCGAGATCACACCAGGTGCGAGCATTGCCGCAGATCTGCGCCGATCGACCCTGCTTGCTGCGACCATTGCACCGGCCCTGTCAGCCTCGGCCACGATCAGTCGCGCAACCCAGCTCGCTGCCAGCATCAACCCGACTGCGGCTATATCTGCGGATGTCAGCCGGAGCAGGAGCCTTGCTGCTGCGATCGCACCAGCATCAGCCGTCACGGCCAGCATCCAGCGCACGGCAGGCCTTGCGGGTGCAATCAATGCCGACTCCAATATCGTCAGCCAGGCCACACTGACCCGCGCCATTGCGGCAACGGTCAATGCCCAATCCAGCGTCAGTGGCAATCTGAGCAAGCTGGAAGTGATCGTCAACTTGGCGGCGGTAGTATCCGCCCAGTCTGCGGTCATTGCCGACATCAAGCGACTAAAGCCGATTGCGGCCAGCATCGAGCCGACCACGACGATCTCCGCCGATCTTCGCCAATCGCTTGGCTTGCAATCGACCATCGCCCCCACATCATCCTTGTCAGCCGACCTGGACGTTGGGCGTAAGATCGCCGCGACGATAGCGGCTCAGTCCAGCATAACGGCAGTCTTCAGCGACAGGACTCGATCACGTGTAACCGTCAGTCAGCAGGTAGTGACAAATGCGACGGTTGCCCACAAGCAGGATGGAGGTGACACCTTGCCAGAATATACCCTTGGTGAAGTCGTGCAGTTGTCGGCTAATTTCAAGCGCAACAATGCCGACGTGGATCCGGCTATCGTCACGCTCAAGATCAAGACTCCGGTCGGAATCGTGACTACGCTCGTTCAAGGCGTCGATGCCGGAATGACAAAGGACTCCGTTGGCGACTACTCCTATCAGTATACGCCAGAGCTTGAGGGCCGCTTTGCCTTTCGCTGGGAAGGATCCGGCACCAACACCGGCGCTGGTGAGGACTTCTTCGACGTCCGCGAATCGCAGTTCAATTAGACCCTGATCAACCGTCTGATCTGCAAAAGGAGGAAACTTGAAGGTCAAGCTAATTCAGATTTACACCAACTGGCCAGTGCTGCAAAAGATGGCCAGCTTTGAGCTGGAGGCCGGAGCGGCCATCCGGCTTAGTCGCTTTATGGTCGCTGCTCAACGTGAGCTGGAGTTGATCAAGAATGCTCGTCAAAAGCTGATTCAGCGATACGGCAAGGATCAGGATGGCACTCCGCAGGTATCGCCAGAGTATTGGAACGACTTCCTGAATGCCTTCAATGCGATCTTACAGGATGAGGTCGAGATCTATGATCCCCGCTTATCGTCCGGCGTCCTCGACGGCCAGCGCCTCAGCGCAGTCGACTTCTTTGCCCTTGCCTGGCTCTTTGACCGTGACAGTGAGATCGGCCTGACCGAGACCATCGACCCTGAGAGCAAAAGGGAAGAGTAGCCTATGCCACCCCCGACGCAGGCCGAGATCTATGACCGCGCCACCCAGTTCAAAGACGATCTGATCGCCAACGAACGCCGAGCCAGCGCGCGCATAGTCGACTCCTACGGGCGGGCCTTCGATAAGATGAAGGACAACATCCGCGTGCTGACCGAGAAGATCGAACAGGCGCGTTTGTCAGGGCAGTACATCTCTCCAAGCTGGGCTTTTCAGATCGACCGCTACCAGGCACTCCAGCGACAGATCGCAGCCGAGATCGGGCGCATCGCCGATCAGGTCGATGACGTCACCATCAAGCAGCAGGCCGACGCTGTGAAGCGTGCTGCCGGGGATATTGATGATCTGACCAAGATGGCCGCTCAGAATGCCGGAGTATCGGTCAGCTTCTCCCGTCTGGCCACCAGCGCGTCGGAGTCGATCGTCGGCTTTCTCTCAGACGGATCACCGCTCAAGTCTCTGCTCGATCAGCTGCCCGGCTTGGCGGGTCAGGCGGTCGCTACTGCCCTGACCGATGCCATCATCCGCGGCCAGAATCCCACTCGCACCGCCAGTCAGATCCGCGCAGCCCTTGGCGAAAATATGAACCGCGCTCTGACCATTGCGCGTACTGAGACGATGCGCGCATACCGCGAAGCATCCCATCGCACACTGACGCAGAATGGTGACATCCTTCAGGGCTGGGTATGGGTAGCCAGCTTCTCGCGCCGCACGTGTGCCAGCTGCTTGGCATTGGCCGGGAGCGTGCATCGCCTCGAAGAGCGGATGGAGAGCCACCCGCGCTGCCGATGCAGTCAGGCGCCGCTGATCCGTGGCCAGAAGGTCGAGTTCGAAAAGGGCGAAGATTGGTTCCGGCGTCAGGATGCCATCACTCAACGCGACATCCTTGGGAGCAATATCGCTCTTCAGGCCTATCGCCGCGGCGATGCTACTCTGCTCGACTTCGTGGGCCGCCAGAATAGCCCGAAGTGGGGTCAGCCTTACTATCAGCTCTCAACCCGTCGGGCCATCCTGAAGCAGGGAGCTTTTCCCGGATACAACCATCCGACACAGTTCGAGACGTTCGATGAGATCTTCAAGCGTGGCGGATTCAAGCCACCCGCGCCCCCGGCGCCTCCCGTACCGCCCGCTCCACCATCACCACCGCAACCGCCGGTCACGCCTCCTGCTCCGCAGCAGCGCGGAAGACGCAGGACTGCACCGCCCCCGGTTGCATCGCCACCACCACCGCCGCCGCCGCCTGTCGCGCCAGCCGTGCCACCGACACGACGACGCAGGCAGCAGCCCGCCACGCCAGCGCCCCCGGGTACAATCGTGCCAATCCAGAACCGCACCACTCGGGTTGTGTATAAAAAGGCCAAGTCCATTCCTGAGGCCGAACGCTTTCTCCGCGAGGCTGGCATTGCCGTAAAGGTGGATTATGGACAGATGTCGCTAGACGCTGCTAACGCCATCAACAAGCGTATGGTTGAGGTATGGCAGACGTGGAAACTGGAACAGATTGACAGGCTTATACCTTCTACAGGAGTGCAAGGATTAGCGCACGCTCACGGGCAATTGATCGAATTTAATCCCAGCAAGTTTACGCCAAACGAAATAAAGCGCGTATTCAGGGATAATGTGAGCGATTACCTTACGAATCATCAGCGCGCATTAGCCTATGCGCGAACAAATCCGTTGTATTCTCAGTCACACATACAGGACTTGATAGACAACACTCGTTTTTCAAGATGGATTGTTCTTAAGAATGCAGATGATGCAGCTGAGAATATTATTACTCACGAAATTGGGCACGTATTACACGATCAATTATTGGGCGGGTCGAATATCGGACTTTTACAGTTCAAGCACAGGGTAACAAGCAACCAGGCTATGATGACAATGTTTCCTCAGCGTAAGCCTGAAGTACAGGCATTGTATGATCGTTGGAGAGATATCTACAACCGAGCGACAATGACCGACTTCGTAAAAGTGAGCAATTATTCCAGGACTAACAACAAGGAATATTTTGCAGAATCTTTTTTAATGTACAACGTAGAACCACAAAACCTGCCATCTAATGTAAAATCGTTTTTTGACGATTTATTACAATTCGCAAGGAAACTATAATGATCGGTATTTTGTGTTCGACTTGTAAGTTTTGGCTCGGCGGTATTACGTGCTTGGCATATCCCGAGCGCATTCCGGATGAATATCTTGAGGGACTGGATTCTCATCTTGAAGTTCAGGAAGATCAGGTCGGCGACTTCGTTTACGAGCGAAGCAAGATCTGGACAGGTGAATCAGATAGCGAACATTAGAAAGGATCATCAATGCCACGATCGAAAAAGGCAGTCGGGATGACGCCGGATTCGACCCGCAAGTCATCCAAGCCATCAAAGACCTCTCCCACAAAAACCACGCATAAAAAGGCGGGATGGCAGGAGCGATTCCTGACCCTGCTCTCCGAAACCTTCTCAGTCACAGCCGCAGCTGCCGGATCCGGGACAGATCGATCCTACGCTTATCACTGCCGCCGCAATGATCCCGACTTTGCCGAGAAATGGGATGCCGCGCTGAATGCCGCCATCGACCGACTGGAACAGGCCGCATATGACCGCGCAATCCAGACATCGGATACCCTGGCGATATTCCTCCTTAAGACGCGCCGCCCGGATCTGTACCGGGATCAGCAACACGTCCAGACCACTCAGCTCAACATCAACTACAGCGACCTGACCGAAGATCAGCTCGAAAGACTCGCCAATGGTGAAGACCCAGCCGCCGTCCTCGCAAGCAGCCGCAATCGCTGAACTGGCCCGGCGAGAGCTGGCGCGGCGTGGTCAGGCCCGGCGATATCTGGACTACCTGCCAACCGTCGCGCCTCCTTTGTGGACTTTCGACGTCCCGCATATTCGGCTGATCTCCGAGCATCTGGATGCCGTGACACGAGGCGAGATCGACCGACTGGCGATCTTTATGCCGCCACGTCACGCCAAGACCGAGACTGTCACAGTACGGTATCCGGTCTACCGATTGGAGCGCGCTCCGCATACCCGAGCCCTTGTCACTGGGTACAACGAGCGAGTCGCGCACAAGTTCAGCCGCAAAGCGCGCAACCTGGCCGTCGGTCGGATTGCGATGACCGATAAGACCGGCGCCGATGAATGGGAGACAACCGCGGGCGGGGGACTGGTTGCGCGTGGCGTAGGTACGCCACCGACGGGCTTTGGCTTTGACCTGATCCTCATCGATGATCCGATCAAAAAGCGCGAAGAGGCCGAGTCTGAGGTCTACCGCGAGAAGCTTTGGGACTGGTATACCGATGACCTGTACACGCGCCTTGAGCCTGGCGGAGCGATAATTTTGACCCTCACCCGCTGGCATTACGACGATCTGGCTGCCCGTGCGATTGCCAGCGAACCGAGCCGCTGGACGATCCTGCGCCTTCCTGCTATCGCCGAGGATGACGATCCTATCGGCAGGCTGCCGGGTCAGGCACTCTGGCCAGCACGATTCAATGAGAGCGATCTCCAGCGCATCAAGGACGTGCAAGCGGCAACAGGCGGCGCGTACTCGTTCGAGTCGCTCTATCAGCAGAATCCGACGCCACGAGAGGGCGCTTTCTTCAAGGTCGGTCAGCTGGCCATCGTCGACGCCGCACCGGCCAGTCTGCGCGAGTGTCGCGGCTGGGATCTGGCTGCGAGTGCCGGAAAGGGCGACTATACAGTCAGCGCCCGGATTGGAGTCGATGCCAATGGAGTCTGGTACATCACCGATATGAGGCGCGGCCAATGGTCGCCGGATGAGCGTGACGCAATGATCAGGCAGATGGCACAGCTGGACGGCGCGAAGGTCAAGATCCGGCTGGCGCAGGATCCCGGTCAGGCTGGAGTCGACCAGGCGCAACGATTGACGCGAATGCTGGCGGGCTACCCGGTACGATCGGAGCGGGTGAGCGGAGCAAAGGATATCCGAGCAAGCGGCTTCGGCGCTCAGGTCAATGCGGGTAATGTCAGGATGGTCAAAGCGAAATGGAACGGGGATATGATCGAGGAGCTACGCCAGTTCCCGCAGGGCCGAAACGACGACATCGTTGATGCTCTGAGTGACGCCTTCAACGAACTGACCCTTGCCGGGCAGTCGTCTCAGGGCAAGCTGGTCAGATAGCCAAAAGAGAAAGGCGGCCATTGCTGACCGCCTCGCCCCCACAATACACAGAAAGAGCAACGACAAAATGCTCGCTGAAGGTATTGTGCCATTACGACCGCATTCCGTCAACCATCTTTTTCGCGACGCCGGGCCATACGCGCAGCTGTCGCTTTGGCGATATTGCGCCGTGCCGCTTCCCGCTTGGCGTCGCTGGTCGATTGTCCGCCCAGCCGGCCAACCCTGCGGGGACGCTCTCGCTCCCGTCGCCAAGCCGACTCAAGCTCGTCCAGCGCATCGAGGGCCGACGGCGGCCCCCCGATGCAAAGCGTCCGTAGATATGCCAGCGCTTCCGGGATTGTCATTCGGCGTCCTCCTCGTTGATGATCGACGGCGGGCACATCATGTACAGGTTGCTGAACCGCCCGCCGGGATCGTCGCCGTTGTAGATCATATCCGCCAGCTCGTCGGCGTACATTGCCACAGAGAAGATCGGCGCAAACCGAACACCAGCCAGCCGCATCTTCTCCTCAGCCTCGTTGATCTCTGCCTCGGTGTTGATAGGCCAGAGCTGCACCGCCCCGGTCCCGATTTCGATGTATTTTGAGATTTCCATATACCTTGCCTTTCTGTGATAAAAGAGAGGGGGCCGGTTGCCCGGCCCCGCCCTTGGTTACTTGTGCTTCCGTCGATTGCCCACGACCAGCGCGTGAGCCATATTCACCGAGTTGATCAGGATCAGCACGGTGAGTGCTATCCAGCTCTCCCATCCGTTCACGAACACCGTGGTCAGTTCCAGCAGTACCGTGAAACCACCCGCCTTGTACCACTCGTCCCAGAGCTTGTTGGCCCAGGTATAGACCGACGTGCCGGAGAAGAGCAGCCCGCCCGCCACGATCAGCCAGAGCGCCGGAGTGTGCACCGTGTGGACGTGAGCCACGCGGTAGACGATGACCGGAATGACTGAGCCGACCAGCAGGCCGATGAGAGTGGCCAGCTTGTGGTGACGAAGTGAGCGGATCTGAGTGAGAATCGAGTTGTTTGTCGTTGTCATACTGTCTCCTGTGTTATGTGGTTTTCAATGAGCCAGTGGGTTTCCCTCACTGACAGGAACATAGTAACACAAGCTAGCTTGTGTTGCAAGGGTTTTAATATATTAAAATGCATATAAAAATAAACGCCCCTGCTGCGTGATACTGCACAGCAGGAGGGCTTATGGCTGCACGCGCTTTGACTGATCTGGAGATTGCCAGCCTGATCAAGGGCTTTATCGATGCGCATCACAACCTCAACCGCACGGTCAGGCAGACCGGCTTCAGCTACAACGCTGTCGACAAGTACACGCGCAAATGGCGCGCTGGCCAGCTGGCCGATATGCCGGGCGTCCCTGCTTACGATCCGCCAGCCTCCGTCGTGCGCACTCAGCTCGACGACGGCGAGGCTGCCGCACCTGCTGCGGCCGAATCACGTCGGGGCGTACAGAACCTGCGGCGCGAGCGTGACCTGCTCCTCGAAGAGCTGACCGCACTCAAGCATCAGGCAGAGTTATCCCGGATGATCGGCAAGGCAACAATGCAGATCCCTGACTGGGTGCAGAAGCGGCCATCAAAGAAGAGCCGCGTTGCCATCCCTACTGCCTTTCTCTCCGATCTGCACCTCGACGAAGTAGTCCGACCCGAGCAGGTCAATTTCGTCAATGACTACAACCGCGAGATCGCCGAGAATCGACTGCGGCTCTTCTTCGATCACGTCACTACCCTGAGTCGTGAGTACCTCTACGGCATCAAATACGATGGGCTCGTCCTGCCGCTCGGCGGTGATCTCTTCTCCGGCATCATTCACGAGGAGCTGGTGGAGACCAACGCCGGCACGATCTTCGAGTCACTGCTTTACTGGGCGGAGCCAATGGCGGCCGGTATCCGGCATATGGCCGACGTCTTTGGCCGGGTATTCCTGCCCTGCGTGGTCGGCAATCACGGGCGACGGCAACGCAAGCCGCACGCCAAGAATCGCCCCCAGGATAACTTCGACTGGTTCTTTGCGCACCTGCTGGCCAAGTTGCTTGGCGGGGACAAGCGCCTGACCTTTGCCATATCGCCAGCCGCCGATCAGCCCTACACGGTCTACTCGACTCGCTACCTGCTGACGCACGGCGATCAGTTCCGCGGCGGATCAGGCATCGCCGGGATGCTGTCGCCGCTGCTGCTGGGCGATGCCAGGAAGCGCGAGCGCGAGAATGCCGTCAAGCGGCCATATGATTATCTGATTATGGGGCACTGGCATCAGCTTGCATTTTTGCGCGGGTTGATCATAAATGGTTCATTAAAGGGATACGATGAATATGCCTACATTTCCAACTTCCGGTATGAGCCGCCGCGGCAGGCATTCTGGCTGACCGATCCCGATCACGGCGTCACCATTACCGCGCCTATTCACGTCACCGGCGCAAATGAGCAATACACGTCAGCAAGCGGATCGCAGGCCGTGGTCGTAATGGGCCGCACCAAGTAATCACATATCAGCCGTCAGGCGCAGGAAGGAGCCATCTTGAGCAAGCGCGAGCAACACGGCATCCTGACCTTTCGAGTCTACCCGGAAGGCCGTCGCTGGCATTACGATGTCTATGTATGGCCCACCGTGGCATCGATGCGCGAGTATGTCAGGCCCCACGCCGCTGACTGGCGAAGCGTGATAGCCTGCGTCCTCTGGCCAGTCAACTCGTCTGATCGCCCTCGGCGGTATTGCCTGGGTGAGGTGCACTTCTCGCGGCGCCATCTTGGCCCGGATACGATCAGCCACGAGGCCACTCACGCCGCTCTACAATGGGCACGCAAGATGGGACTCGTCATAGACTCGGCGGCTGATGCGACTGAAACGGATCCGGACGAAGAGCGACTCTGTGAAGCGATCGGTACGATCACACATCAGATTCAGGCCGTTTTGCAAGAGCACAAAATACTGACGCAATAAAGCCGCAGTGGTATACTCATTGAGCCTCTTGTTGGTGAGGCGAGGAGGAATACCAATGAACGTCACTATTGCACGCCTGATATACCCGGACGCGCCATCTGGCAGCCTCTCCGGGTATTGCTCTATCTGCGGCGATTATGGAGATACGCATTATCACCGCAATGATCTGCTGACCCCGACATCAGCCAATCTGACGTCTATCTTCGACTTTCATCACCCGCACGTCTGCCGCTTCTGCTCGTCGATCTGGCGTGAGCCGAAGAAGTATCATCGAGCCATATTGGCCACGCCGGAGCAGGTCCTGTTCCCCGTGATCTCAAACGAGAGCGCGACCGAAGAACGACCGACCTGGGGACGTGCCATCCGCGCATTACGGCGGGACGTGCCGCGGGTAATGATCCTGACTACGGATCCAAAGAAGCGAGTCTGGCCATTTGCCCGTATCAGCCAGGGGCCGACGGCGTGGATCTATGTCCACGATCCCAGTCGCGGGTTATCGCAGAATGTCACCATCGACCTTGACCGGCAACTGGCCGCCCTCGGCCTGATCGAGCAGGCCTATGATGCCGGATTCTCAAAGCCTGCCATTGAGCAGAGTCTCTATTCCAGCCACAAGCAAGTGCAAGCTGTCGGCATTCAAGCAACGTCGATTCTGGAGCGGGATCTTGCCGCCATCCGGGGATCGGCTGAATTCATCACCGCGCTGATAATGGCGCAGAAAACAGAAAGGGCATCAACAACGTGAAAACGCAACCATATCGATTCGTTGTACGCGCAACGCAAAGCATCGCTCACGGCGAGGCCGGAGTGAACTCGACCGGGCCAAACAACACAACGCTCTTTGCTCGCGAACTGGCCCTGCTCAACCGCGAGCAGATCAGCGCTTCCGACGTTGACGTTCAGGCGTCCATCGACCAGCTGCTGCGTGTCGCATTGGTGCCAGCATCGTCCGTGGAGTTCCTGACAACCCTGACCGGCGGCGAGCTGTTGGCCGTGATCTTTGCATCACAATTCCCCATGATCTACCGCGGCGAAGGCGAAGGGCTGTTTGCCGGTGCCGAGCGGTATCAATACCTCACGACTCGTCTGGTCGATGCGGCAACCTGCTGCTCGACCCTGCCGACGGCGTGGGCATACGTGAGCCGCAAGCTCTCCCTCTCCCCTCCGGGATCCGGATGGCATCCGCCGCTGCTGGCCTTGTTCTCACTGCCGCCATTCCTTCAATCTGCTGCTTTGGCCGCAACCTTGCGGGCTCCGGAGATGATCGTAATGGGGGCGCGCTTCATTGCCGACGGAATGAAGACCACCAGCTGGCGATATGCCGAGGCTGTCGATCGCGATACCGAGGAGGGCGTGATCTATGAGGCGACCGAGGAACAAGTTCGGCAGCTCGGCGCAAATGATGGCAGGATGCTGGCCGTGCGCATACCAGCCATCTCCGGCAATTCGATCCGTCACAACCTGCTCCGCGCGCCGGGTGCTACCAGGCTGCTGACCGAGCTCGGACTGACCCCGGATCGTGAGATCGTGCCAATCGCGGTCGAGCGCTTCCTGTACTCTGGCGGCAATACGGTTAAAGGAGCGAGGGCACCGGGCGCTTGTGATCTCTATGAGGCAGTCGTCAGGCGCAATTACCCGTTCATTGATGCATTGGGTGGATCCTTCGATCAGTTCCTGCTGACGCGCTCAAACGTATCGGTTGCATCGTGGATCGTATGCCGGGAAAACAACTGGATTACGGCATCCAAGACTGACGGACAGTACACATCCGATGTGTCGATCTTCGATCTGGTCAGTGAGGTGACGCGCACAAGGTCTGGCATTGGCGGCAAGGACAAGGAGTCAGGTCAGATGATCTTCAGTTATGAGACTCTGGCCGCACAGACCGCCATCCTGATCGAGGTCAGCTTCCAGCCATATACCAGCGATCTCACCATTGGCGCTGTAATGCAGGCTATCGACGATTGGCAGGGGTCAGGTGGCACTCTGGGCGCAAAATCCGCTCAGGGGCATTCTGGCTTCATTGCGGAGCATTACAGGAACGACGTCCGTCAGGCATTGGCCGCTGAATATCTATCATACCTGGCCGAGCATCGGGATCGACTCCGACAAGGGCTGATTGACGCCACCTTTGGGACGGAGGCCGTCTTATGTGGAGCCTGATGCATATCCCGGAATTTGACGACTACGGCGTGCGGATCGGGGAGCTGACCCACCTGCCGCTCCGCGTCACCGTCCGGACTGACACCGCAGTGAGCTGCAATGATCCGGTTGCGCTCGATGGCGTGCTGGCATATGCAATGGTCACGGACGCGCTAAAAGGACGGCCATTCCCGCAGGGGGCTGGCCCGTTCTGGCAGCCATTGCCTCTCGACTACATTCGGCGCATCGGCGGTCTGCCGCTATGGGCCAGTACGGATTTCATTCCGTCGCATCTCACCAAGTCGATGACGCATATTCACCGTCGCACGGCAGACAATCCCTACGCAATGCAGGGACTGATCCGGACTCTCGACCAGAAGCGACCGCGCCGATATCCTAGTTCTTCTGCCGGGCCATATATGGACTACCGTGTACCGGAGCGGCGCTTTGTGGCCGAGTCGTGGTCGGCAACATGCGTCGGCAATCCGGATGAGGTCAGGCGCCTGCTCGGTCTGATGCGGCACTTCGGCAAGGGTGGTAAGCGCGGTCAGGGCGTAGTCCGTGACTGGCAGGTCGAGGTCATTCACGACTTCAGCTTCTACCTGCCCGATGGCCGCACTCTTCGACCCGTACCGATCACGGATCCCGGCTGGCAGATTGGCACGCGCCAAGGGTGGACTCCCCCTTACTGGTTGCGCGAAACGTGGCTGCCGTGCATTCCCTCGTCCGTGGCCAGCATTCTATGAGCGTCAAGGACTGGGCTGATTACGGTATCAGGGGAGCGGTGGCAGTAGGAAGGCCTGCTGTCGCTGCTCCCTATCGCCGTCAGATCGACAAGCTGGCGTCACGCGCACTGGCCAGCATCGAGCAGCTTGCAGATCTGACAATGGGCCGCTTCTATTCGGCAGTATCCTTTGGGGCTGATTCGCTGGTCGCTGATCACTTGATGCGGCGCGCTTATCCCGATCATCCTGCAATGTGGGTGAATCAGGGGCCGCTGGCTGAATGGCCGGACTGCCTTGCGCTCAAGGATCAGATGGTGGCTGGCGGCTTGCCGCTGGTCGAGCTGACACCTGACGTCACGCTCTATGACTGGTACCGTCAGCACGGTATACCGACGGCATCGGCAATGGATGGCCGTGATGATCAGGCACTAAATGAGGCGCTGATGTATGCACCTATCCGGCGATATCAGGCATCAGCGCAAATGCGTGGCTATGTCTGGGGATTGCGGCACAAGGGTGAGGGGCGGCACCGACAGATCCTGCTCAACTCGCGCGGTATGGTCTACACGCGAAAAGGCGACGGGCAGGCTGTATGCTCACCCGTCGCGCATTGGACCAAGCAGGAGATATGGGCCTATATCGACCTGCACGCCATACCCTACCCGGCAATGTATGATATCGATCGCAATGAGATCCGCAATGGTCCGCCGATCGGGACCAGCGCGCTCAATATGGGCCGCATCGTCAAGATGAAGCAACGCTTCCCGAATCTGTGGCGGGTGATGATTCTGGAGTTCCCGGAGCTTCAGCGGTACACATAGGTTGTCGCATACGCTCCCTGATGGCAATGTAATCGACCAGCACGGCCAGCCGCTTGTAATTCAGCTCGGTACCGACAAATGACCGGCCGTTATCGTATGCGCGCTTACCGATCAAGCCCTGTCCCATACAGAGATCACCAATGCAGCCGTACCGGTGATTAGCCGCCACCCAGGCGATGATCTCGGCCTCGTCCTTGTCCTCAAGCTCGGCATATCGGCGAGTCTGGAAATCGTTGGTTGCGTGGATCACGTAGCACTTATTCTCGCGCCGTCGATAGTAGGTGGAGTTGTAAAAGGTCACGTATCTATAGCGCTCTTTTGCCGCCATCAGGTAGTCAGCTAGGTATTCCTTGCCCATCTCGACAAAGAGCGTTGCCGGGCGGATATCATCCAATCGCCGCCAGAGATGATCAGAGAAGGCGAGAAAATCCATCCCCGGTCGATCTTTCTCCGCTTTGGTGTAGAAGGTGCGCACGTTGCCCATATTCCAGGGCGGATCGACAAAGATGGTATCCGCGCGCCGCATAAAGTCGGGCATCTCAGCGGTCCAATCGCACACCTGAACTACGCTGTCATTTGGCAAGCGAATCTCGCCAGCCATATCGTGCCGCTTATACGCTTCTCCGTATTCCCACTTCATTAGATCTCCTCCATCGACCACGCCGTTGAATAGGCGGCATTCTTGAATAACTCAGCAATACCGGTTAATTGTTTATACCGGTGGATCGTCTCCATATCCATCTGCAATCGCTGCCCGATCTCCTCTTCCGATACTCCCTGCTCAATCAGCGATCGCACAAGATCAGCATCAAGGTCGACCTGGTGAAAGCCACGCGCGGCGTTGAATTGCTTGGTGGCAATCATTCGCGCTGATATATCGTGCGTCAGAACGACGATTGGAATCTCCGGGATATCAAGCCACTCTGACTGACAGATCGTCCAGCGGTGAAAGCCGTCGATGATGACGTAACGCTCCTGATCTGCATCCCATATTGTGACAATCGGAAAACAGAATCCGTTGTCGATGATCGACTGGCGCAGCAGCTCCATCTTGTCTGGTGGAACCGAGTTGGGATTGTAGTTGTTTGCCACAACCAGATCGCGCGCAACAAGTCGCGTGGTCAGGCAGGGGAATGTAATCTCTGGCTTCACAGTACCTCCTCGTAATACTTGATCAGCTCTTCGCGTGGATCCGGCTTGCTGTCAATCGACAGGTTGTTCTCGTAGTCATTGCAGATCAGCTGTCGACACTGCTGACGCGCGACGTATTCATTATTGAGCTGGCGATCGAAGCGCCTCACAAAGATGTCTTTCTTCGATGGGTCAGGGTATGTCTGCAACAGGAAGTCGCGGTAGGCGACCCACGACTTAAAATTCTTGGGCAGCTTGCGAGCCCGGAACAGCTTGGCATTCTTGCCCGTCTCCTGAGCGAGAGCAATGCCCTTGATGCGCTTGCATAGTCTGACGTAGGTCTTTGGCTCAAACTCGGGTAGGTCGCAAAGGCTCTTAAAGCTCCGCTCGTGGATCAGTGACGATACGCGCATCTCATTCAGCGGATAGCCCTTCTTCAGCTGGAAATCGTAGATCTTGCTATAGCGCAGCTTCTCGTCATAGATGTATCGCCAGACATCCGATGTGTTCCAGTCGTAGATCGGATAGAGGGAAAAGTTGTTGCCCTTTGGACTGCCCCAGAAGATGCGGTGGCCATTGACGCTGATCGGGTTCTTAACCACCGCGCGCCATCGATTCGGCGACTCCCCGGCAGCGCGCAGACCGACCAGGAAGGCGGTATTGGTGTAGCAGCGCTCAAAGTTCTCAATGGCATCATAAAAGCCAAAGCCCTTGTTTCGGTCGCGCACGGTCTGTGCCTCAAGCGACCACATGCGATGCTGGATTGCGTATGCCTTCTTCGATCGCATCCATTCCTTGTGCTTGCCTGCTTCCCAGCAGATCAGCTGACCCTCGTCAAAGCTGGTTGCATTCGTGAGTCGGAATTCGATCTGCACCCAAAGCTTGTTGACATTCTCAGGATATAGATCCATGAGATATTCAATCTGATCGATGCTGCTCTGATACATCGCCTCTTCGTCGAGGAAGAAGAGATTGATCTTCCGCCCGCGACGATGCGCCTCGACCATTGCCAGATGAGCCAGCACGGTCGAATCCTTGCCGCCGGATACTGACACGGTGATTGTCTCAAACTGGTCGAAGACGAACGACACGCGCTCACGCGCTGCGTCCAGCACGGTCTTATCCTTGTGATATCGCTGTGCAAACATTGCTCACCCTCCCTGCCCATGCCTGATATCTCTGCAAATACCACTCATCGACCTTCAGGTCAGTGACCAAAGCATCAATCTCCGTCTGATCGGCCAGCGTCAGGACGTCGGCAAAGTCGATCACGTTGTGCGAAAACTCAAATGCCGTATACGGTCCGGCGGGATACGTGGTCTCTTTGTAGGTAGCCATTCCGGGGATCTTTAGCCGATCGTTCCGTCCTACATAGGACCGCCCATCGACTATTGCCGCCATCTTGGCCCTGCCGCCCATCAGGTGCAGATTACGCGGAATGGTATGCGGATCCCGCAGGCCGATGCCGTCAATCAGGCGGCGCTTCTCGGCTTGATACGCCGCCTTCTGTGCTGCGGTCGTCTCGACCCTGACTGGCCTGATGCGGATCTCGACCGGATTACAGACGATCCTGGCAGCGGTCAGGACGTCGCGACTGAACGACTCGCGACGCCATTGACTGCGAGTGTCCCAGTCAAAGAGCGTCATAAAATCATCAATCGTATCGCTAATCGGTAATCGCTGGAAGATTAGCTGGTGAGAGGTCTGATTGAGGAAGTGCCGGATGCAGTTATATGTCAGATCGAATCGGTTCTGAGTGCGCAGGCACTCGTTGATGACCAGCAGTGTGGACTGGTCAATCTCTTGTAGTAGTCGGTAAAAATGCTTGTACTGAATAATCTCCGCATACTCGACCATCTCGACATCGTTGATGATAAGAGCGAACTTCTGCGGGCTCAGTATGATGACGCGCCTGATGCCGTTGTCCTGCCGGTATGCGTCAATAATGGCCGTCTTGTTGTGATCGCCGATATAGATCATCTTGCACGTCGCAGGTATATGGCCCAGTTGGTGTGACGGATGGGCGTAAATCCGTTCCGCATAAACCAGGCCGGATAATGCGCAAATACGTCAATGACCCTGATGCCCTGATATGCCGCATCGGTCTCGATTACCTCGATCCGATGATGCAGCAGCGCCAGTCCATATCCACGACCACGATACTCTGGCAGGGTGTATGCGCTGGTCAGTCGCACAATACGCGGTGATATCAATCGCAGGCAGCCGACGCTGACAATGGCATCATCGACCGTATATGACCATATGCGGTAATGCGGCTCGATATGCAGCCGCTCGCGTCGCATCATTGCGTCGATATGATCGACCGATGCGTAATCAGTCTCGCTGATCACCCTGCCTCCTCGGTCGCGGTCGCTTGGCGTTGGCGCGGACTGCATCCGTCTTGCGAGGGCTGCGGGCCTGTCCGCCCTTCCGTCCAGCCAGTCGTCGCTTCTGGCGCAGCTCTTCCTGTCGCGCCATCAGAGCACGGTAGGCCGCGACCAGCTCGGCGAGAGCGGATCTCTCGGGCGTAGTCAGGCGGTCATCGGTCGTCAATTGTCCGATGCGGTCGATGTGGTCTAGCATAGGCTCCTAGTATGGTTCGCCGGTTTTCCCATCCCGGAATAGTAGATCGTCGGTACCGTGCAAGCATCCGCGCTGGATCTTGGTGTACCCGTAGTTCACCTCTCGCTTGCACTGCGGGCATCCTTGCCCACTGTAGTCGTGCGCGTAAAACAGATGCACGTTGAAGTGCTCCAGTAGTGCATTGCGCTGCTCTTCGATCTGCTGCTCCATCTCAATCGTTGGAGCAGCAACGCCAGCGTGAATGCGGCTGACTGACCAGCGCGCCGGCTTGGTGAGCTTGCGCGCAATGCCGAGCTGCTGGAAGTGAGCCAGCACGGCGGCAAAGATGACGCAGGTGCGATTGTCAGCCGATGCCGAGCCGACCGTCACCATTACGACGTGACTGTATGCCGTCGTATGGATAGTGAGCGGCGCGTTGAGGGTCGACGTGAAGCGAGCAATAGAGCGAGCGGGCGATAGCATTGTCGTGTCTCCTGTAGTTGTTGATGGGGGGCCGAATCCCCCGTCATCAGTTAGCGGCTCACGCGCCAGTTCTTTGCCCGGCGGGCCCTGATCTTGTATTCGACGATTCGCGGCAATCCGAAGTCCGAGGTGCCAGCCGAGCGATCCCACGTCAGCTCGAGGATGCGCCCATCTGCCAGCCGGTATTCCTCACGGCAGGCGGGGCCGGATACGCGTCCGGCTTCGGAGCAAAGGAGTGTAGCATTCTGGACGAGGGTGGCGATTTCAGTCTGGTTGATCATTGTCATCTCCTGTGTAAGGGAAGGGGCTGACCGAAGCCAGCCCCGTGAGGTCGTTAGGCGCGAACTGCCCACGCGTTGCGGCCCATTGCGTCGCCGCCGACGAGATAGGTCGCGTTGTTGCGGGTGGCCTCAAGCAGTCCGTCACCGTGGTTAGCGACAAGCTCGTAACCCTCAGTGTGGAGTGCCTCCAGCAGGGTCTGGCCCTCCTGGCCGATAGCGAAGCCGCGGCCGTCGTTATTGAACTTGGTGTAGAGCTGGTGAGCGTAATGTGAACCCATTGTCGTATCTCCTGTTTCTGTGTATCGGCGGCTCCATTGCCGCTTCGATGAGTGGATAATATCAAAGCAATGCTTTGCTGTCAACAAGAATCGTACCGCCTTGCAAAAAAAATTACGCCGTCAGTCTGTGCATCATAAGCGGGATGGAAAAGGACAAGAACAGCCCGGCATACCACAACGACGCGCATGATGAGATGGAGCGCTCGTGGGAGATCATCGAGGCCGTCTCCGAAGGGACGCTGGAGTTGCGCCGCGGTGCAGCCAAGTGGTTGCCGCTGGAGCCAGCCGAAGATCAGCGCGACTTTGCCATACGCCTGCGCCGGGCGATCTTCTTTAATGCCTTCGAGCGTACCCTCCATGCCCTTGTCGGGATGGTCTTCCGCAAAGATCCCGAACTGTCAGCCGACAACCCGCCGCGTATACGTGAGCTTTGGGAGAACATCGACAACGCCGGAACACACGGCGCCGTATTTGCCCGTGAGGCATTTGAGCTGGCCTGTAAGTATGGTCACTCGCTGATCTACGTCGATATGCCGCCAGCCCTGCCCGAGGGCTCAACGCTGGCCGATGAGCGTGCCGCCAATCGTCGTCCGTATTGGGTGATGTATGAGGCGGATCAGATCGTCAATTGGCGCGTTGAGTCGACCAATGGCCAGACATCGCTATCTCTGCTCGTGCTCGAAGAAGAGACGCTCGAAGCTGATGGCCTTTACGGGGAAGAGGAGGTCTGTCGGTATCGCGTACTGCGGCCGGGATCATGGGAGTTATACCGCGAGGTCAAGAACGAACAGACGGGCCGCACAGAATATATCCTCGAAGGTAGCGGACAGACCAGCCTGCCGTATATCCCCGTTGCGCCGATCTATGCCCGCAAGACTGGCATCCTGACTAGCAAGCCGCCGCTGCTGGATCTCGCCCTGATCAACCTGGCTCACTATCAGAAGTACAGCGACTATTCAACATATCTGCATATAGCGAGTCGACCGATACTTTGGTTTCGTGGCCGGGACATCAGCAAGGGCGTGGAAGCGATCGGCCCTTACACCTTCTTTGACGTCGATACTCAGAACGGGACCGTAGCCTTTGCCGAGACCAGCGGCGCTGCCCTCGGTGCAGCCAAGCTCGACATCGAGCATCTTGAGAAGCAGATGGCCGTGATGGGCCTCTCGCTGCTGGCCGGTAGCAAGGTCACACCGCAGACGGCAACCGAGTCACTGCTCGATCACGCGAAAGAGGAATCCGATCTGGCATCAGCAGCCCGATCCTTGCAGGATGCGCTGGAGATGGCGCTGCAATACACGGCCGCATATGAGGGCATCGAGTCAGGCAGCATTGCACTCGGATCCACGATGGCTGATCTTACGCTGTCGCCTGAAGAGATGCGCGTCTGGATCGATAGCGCCGACAAGGTATTCAGCAAGGGCACAATCTACGAGGTATTCAAGCAGGCCGGGAAGCTGCCCGACAGCTTTGACGCCGAGGCCGAACAACTGGCCATCGAGCGCGACGCGGCATCGATCGGCGATCAGCTCCTAACCGCATTCGATCAGGGCCGCGGATAGAAAAAGTTTCTGGCGTCGGTGGACTACCATCGGCATAACTCCACCGTAGAGGCGGGATGCCTCGACTCACTCATCCGGGAGGGATGATCAATGCCAATCGAACAGATCTTTGAGACAAAGGAAGAAGCTCCTGAGTTCCTTCGTAGTGCACTGCTGGAGACTGAGGACGGGAAGTTCAAGTTTCAGGCAGAGCTGCCGCAGGAAGTCGGGAATCTGAAGAAGACACTGGACAAGGAGCGCAAGGCGCGCGCCGAGTACGAGGCCAAGCTCAAGCAGTATGACGGCGTAGACCTCGACCAATACCAGGCCGTACTTAAGGCGCAGGAAGAAGCCAAAGCGCAGCAGGCGCGTTCTGCTGGCGACTGGGAGACACGAGAGCAGCAGCTGAAGGCGCAGCTCGAAGCAGATCTCCGAAAGCGCGAGAGTCACTATTCAGCCGAAATATCGGGCCGGGATGCCAGGATCGCACTGATGCAGAATGCGCTGGAACGATCGCTGATCGAGGCTCAGGCAACGGCCGCCATATCGGCCGCAAAGGGCACACCCGAGTTACTGCTGCCCCACGTGATGCAGCGGGTAAAGATTTTTGAAGAGGACGGCGATTACGTTGTGAAGGTGCTCGACCAGGGCGGTCAGCCACGCATCGCCGACATCAAGGGATCTCCCTTCACGATCAAGCATTTGATCGAGGAGATGAAGAGCGACCCTGTCTACGGTCGCGCATTTGAGGCGTCAGGGGCGGGAGGCTCCGGGGCGCAAACTGGCAACAGAGCGGGCGGCAACGCCAAGACGATGAGCCGCGCAAACTTTGACGCATTAACGCCATCCGCAAAGATGGAATATGTCAGAGGAGGCGGCTTGATTTCAGATCAGTAACAAGACTGAAGGAGAAACATGGCCAATACCCTGACTTCGATCTTGCCGGTGATCTACGAGGCGGCGGATACCGTTTCGCGAGAGCTCACTGGCTTCATTCCAGCCGTATTCCGCAATAGTACTGCGGAGCGTGCCGGACTCAATCAGACCATCACCTATCCGGTTGTACCAACAATGGCCGCGGCCGACATCACCCCGGCTGCTACGCCATCGACCGGAACCGATATCACCATCGGCACTGGCACGATGACGATCTCCAAGAGCCGTAAGGTTTCATTCAATTGGACGGGTGAGGAGCAGACCGCGCTCTCGAACGGTGATCGACCGCAGCTGACCAACATCCTGCGCGATCAGTTCTCGCAGGCGATGCGCACGCTCGTCAACGAGATCGAGGCCGATATCTGGGGAGCAGCTTACAAGGGATCATCCCGCGCTTATGGTACGGCAGCGACCACGCCCTTCGGCACGGCTGGCGATCTCAGCGACTTCGCTGGTGTCCGGCAGATCCTCGACGACAACGGCGCTCCGCAGACCGATCTGCACCTTGTGCTGGGATCGGCGGCGATGGCCAACCTTCGCGGCAAGCAGTCGGTGCTCTTCAAGGTCAATGAGGCGGGCACGGCCGACTTCCTGCGTCGTGGCGTGATTGGCGACGTGATGGGGCTGATGCTCCATAACAGCTACCCGATCACCATTCACACCAAAGGCACGGGCGCGAGCTACCAGCTCAACCTCGGTGCTGGATATGCGGCTGGCTCGACCACGTTCGCGGTCGATACCGGATCCGGCACCATCCTGGCTGGTGACATCCTGACCAACTCGCAGAGCGGACGGGATGCCAACAAGTATGTCGTCAACACGGCGCTGGCTGCCGGATCGCTCAGCATCGGCGCTCCGGGCAACCGGGTGGCGTGGGTCGACAATGATACGGTCGCGGTCGGCAATAGCTACACGCCGAACGTCGCCTTCCATCGCAACGCTCTCCACCTGATCACGCGCGCTCCGGCGATGCCTGCTGGTGGTGACGGTGCGGATGATGTCACTGAGATCGTCGATCCTACGAGCGGTCTCGCTTTCCAGGTCGCGCTCTATCGCCAGTATCGTCAGATCTCCTACGAGGTCGGTATGGCGTGGGGTGTCGAGGCGGTCAAGTCGGCGCACATTGCGACGCTGATCGGCTAGGTGCGGGATGGCGGGTGGTGAGCAATCATCGCCCGCCGCTCCATTCGAGGAGGATAGATGGCAGAGAAGTTGATACGAATGTGGCGCAAAGAGCTGGGGCAGGAAGGCCCGCTGACCGCCGATGTACATCCTGACGAAGCCGAGAGCTGGATGGCGGCCGGGTGGCGGATTGTCGAGAACGGCGCACAATCAACCGAAGAGACAGAGGAGGGGGTAACTATGGGCAACAAACCAAAACCGAAGCCACGGCCAAAGCAGGCCTAAGAAACCATATCCCTGAGGCCAGACTATGCCACTAAACGCTGACAGCATCATCACAACCGTGGGCGCATCCGACAGCAACTCGTATGTCACGCTGGCGGAGTATGCCGCTTATCGTGATCTGAATCGGATCAATGCTGACGCCTTTGACGCGGCCAGTCCCGATGACAAGGTGCGATCGCTGGTGATGGCCGCCAAGCGGCTGAACCGGCTGAACTGGCGCGGTGGCAAGGCGGATGGCAATCAGGCGCTGGCGTGGCCGCGCCTTGAGGTGCCGGTACGTGATTCCAGCCTGGTTGGAGTCGGGAGCTACACGCTGGACTACTACGCGAATAACACGCTGGGCTTCTTCGGGGACTACTACCCCGGTGACAGCGTCCCGCAGATCATCAAGGATGCGCAATGTGAGCTAGCCATCGCATACCTCGAAGGCTTTGAGTCGAGCGAAGGTCAGCAGATTAAGCGATTCGTTGCCGATGGTGTGACAATCGAATATGGTACGACGGCCCGGAGCGGTGAACTTCCTGTCGCGGTACGTCAGATGGTAAGCGGTATGCTGGTCGGTGAAAGGCTGGTGAGAGCGTGAATCTGCTTGATGCGCGTACACTGAATCAGATGCGGACTGCCCTCTACGGAGGGTCGGCCAGTCTGACATTCTTCAAGATCACGCCAGCCGCTGGTGAGTCCGAGATCTTCTCAACCCGCTCGGGCTGGCACGCACAGCGCGACAATTCAACCACGGCTGATCGCAATGGCAACGTCAACATCTGGCTGTCGGCCGAGGTGACACCGTGGAAGACGGATCATCACTTGCACATCGGGACAAAGGTCACGATTAGCGCAAAGGGCCGGACATTCAGCTACCGTGTCGCCAGCCTCAAGCCAATGCAGCAGCTGGGCGCGGGCTGGGTTCTGAATTGTCAGCCGGTCGAGAATAGCACGGAGCCCGCCAATGGCTGATCCATTACGCTTTACAGTTGAGGTTACGCCGCAAGCTGCACAGCAGATCGGCGATCAGGCCGGGCCTATCCTGCGAGCAATGGCCGCCGGGGTTGTGGGCGAGATGAAGCGGTTGATGAGCCTGCCAAAGTCGGGCCGCGCATATCGTCGCGGCAGGAGGGCGATACACGTTGCATCGGCGCCGGGCGAGGCACCTGCTATCGACACGGGCAATCTTGCCGGATCGATTAACTTCGGGATGCAATCGCCGACGATGGCCGAAGTGACGGTCAATGCCGAGTATGCAGCTTATCTGGAGTTTGGAACGATCCGAATGGCGGCGCGTCCATACGTTGAGCCAGCCCTTGAAAAGGTACGCGACCAGTTTCGCGGGATCCTCGGTCAGGCTCGAATCAACAGGCCGATATGAGTACTTACACTGACGCACAAATCAGGACTGCCGTTGAAAGCGTGATCACCACGGCCGCACCGCTGGCCGTCGTCTTTCCGTGGTGGGCACTTGGTATCAAGCAGGATATGTGGCCGGGCAGTCTGCGAAGCGCGTCAGATTCCAATCGGGTGCACGGATACGTGATCACTCGCACTGCGGATGAAGGGCGCGAGGTGGCAATGCGATGTGTTGAGCGTACCTGGTCATATGACGTCTGGGGCTTGCACTATCACGCAACCGGCAACAAGACGGCTAATAGTGACCTGAGCTTTAATCTTGAGCTGGACGCGATCGCGGCCGCATTCGATGACGTTGCGACCTTACCGGCTGCACTCAAACGACGTTCACCGATTCGATGGACAATAGACCTGAATGTATATGGCGGCGAGCTTTTGCACTTCGCCGTAGGGCAGATAACCTTTGACCCTTGCTAAGGAGGCACTATGCCGCAATATTTGAGTAATGACGTCGCCCTGTACGTCAGCAAGACATTGGAGGCCAGCTACAATGCTGATGTCTCCACCGGCTCCAATTATGCCAAGATCCGATCGCAGCAGGCGGGCTTTCTCCTGCCGCAGGTCGAGTTTCTGAACGATGCCGGAGTACCCGGCAACGGCCACGAATTCGCGACTACCTGGTGCGCGAATTACCTGACACATCCCGCCGTCACTTTCACCGATGATGTCAACTATGGCATCGCCGGACGTCTTGCACTGCGAGCGCTGGGCGGAGCCGTGACGACGGCGCAGCAGGGTGGCACGGCGGCATATAAGCATTCGGCCAATATGCTGGCTGTCTCCAGTGGTCGTCAGTATCCATCCTTTGCGATGGCAGCCGAGCTTGGTGGTGCAACTCATCGCTTTGCCGGAATGGTAGTCGATCGCTTCTCGTTGTCACAGAACCGGGCCGATCGACCGCAGTATTCGGTCGATGTCGTCGGGTCAGGCAAATTCACGACACCGCACGGATTGACCAGCCTGCCAACATCGATGGATCTGGCGGCCTGCCTGAATGGCTCAAACGTCTCAGTCTACTGGACTGATGCTGACGGAACGACAACCTTCTCCGGCGCCGGATGCACACTCCGCAGCTGGTCGGTCGAGGTTGCCAATAACCTGCGGCTCAATGATCGATGCCCCGGCGATTCGACGCAGACATTGACCTATGACGCCACTACCACGGCCCCGGCTTATGCTGGCAAGCTGCTTCGCGGTTCGCGCACGGTCACGGCACAGCTCGTCATTCTGCTTGATCAGACGGTCGTACCCTGGGAGCGATACGTCACGGGTCAGGAGCTGACCGACGTCACCTTCAAGGCGCAGTCACAGACTCTGGCCGCTACTGGCTACTACTACACAATCAACTACATCATCCCGAAGGCGCGCATCACCTCGGTCGATCCGACTGACAGTGACGGCGATGCGGCCATCACGATCAACCTGACCGGAATGTATGACTCGGTTACGGGCGGAGCGCTCAAGGCCGAAGTGATCAATCTGGAGACCAGCGCATATGTCTAAAGAGACACCAGAGAAGAGCGTGAAGGCAGCTCCGGCAAGTGGTGAGGTCTTTGACTTCACCCTTGATCCGGAGGTGATGGAGCCAGCCGTACTCGCGGCATATTACCGGGTGCGCCGGGCCGCAATGCAGCGCAATGACGCCAGCCTGATGCCAGAGGGCAGGAAGATGACTCGTACCGAGATTGAGGAGATGATCGGTGGTGAGCTTGGACAGCCGGAGGGGCCGAGGCCTTGTTGCGTGTAATCTCATTCGTGCGCACGATGTGGCTGGCCATCCGTTATGGTGAGGCCTGGCTGCACGTGCAGCGCGGTCGGTTGATCATATGTCAGTCCTGCCCGGAGATGGCCAGTACATCGTCCGGGCTCTATTGCAAGGCGTGTCAGTGTCCGCAATGGTTTATGTCGGACATTCGCACAAAGACGCGGATACGTCGTCTGGCGTGTCCGCAAGGCAGATGGTAGAGGAGGAATATGTCAGAGAACGCTTATCCATTTGATGCAGCCAGCATCGATGTTCAATTCAATGCACGGCCCGGTAGCAGCGCCCCGGCCATCATCAGCCATCGACTCCGCAAGCCGACCTTGCAGGAGCTGATCGATCGTGAGAAGGCTATCAACCTTGAGATCGTCGAGACAAGCAATCGAGAAGAGCAGATTGTCACTGACGATGATGCGGCCAATTGTCAGCTTTGGGATCGTCTGATTGTCGAAGTGAAAGGCTACGCCGGAGTGACGGATTGGCAGCCGCTGACCGACAACCAGAAGGCGCAGATGAGGCCCGGTCATAAGCGCACGGCTATTGTTGCGATGTATGCCGGATCAGCGCAGGTGGTCGGTGGTGAGGACGATGAGATCAGTCTGGCGATGGACTCGTGGACAATCCGGCAGCTGGTCGGGCCTGACGCCGAGAATCCGATCTACACGATCGACCACGTATTGCGCGAGCCGACGGAATCGGAGCGCGCGCGGTTCAAGCGTAATGCCAGCAAGGTCAGCTTTGTGCGCGGTGCCAAGCGACCACGGACAAAGATCGGCGCTGATCTCCGGGCATATGTCGAGATGTATGAGGCGCTGGTGACGAGCATCGACGGCGGCACGGTTGCGGGGAAGACGCTTGCTGAATCTGATCGGACGGCGTTTCTTGCGGCGATCGATCCGACGTGGAAGCGCGTGATTGTGCAGACCTTGATGAATGCCATTGAGGCGGCACTGCTGGACTGACGAACGCTCTCGAAGGGTGGTTTGATGCGCAGATTCAGGCATCACGGCGCGTGGGATCTCAGCCCTGTCCGGGCGAGGAGGTCTGTCAGGTCATCGGGCCATTATCACGGTATCCTGACGCGCCGATTGAAGAGGTCTGCGGTGGATGCGACAAGCGCGACACAAAGCCGGGCCAGCAGCCGCGATACATTGCCGACGCGATTGCAGAGGCGATGGCACTGGACGAGGTAGTGGCCGTCGGTGGTGTCTTCCAGTACCCTGACGGCCTGACCCTCTGGCAATGGGCTTGCATCCGATCTCTGGAGAGAGCGCGACAGAAGGACTCGGATCGGGAGAGGGTACGGCAGGAGGCCAACAACAAGCAGGCTGCACTGGAAAGCCGAATGCGCAGCAGAATGGGGGGATAGATGGCAGCTCAGGCACCGATCGTCATAGCAATTGGCTTTGAGACTGGCAACGCACGTGAAGCCGCGCAGCAGCTGGCCAGAGAGCTACAGACCGTCCTCGATGGCATTGCGAATCAATCCCGGCAAGCTGGACGCAACATAGACGATGCCATCAGTCGGCCATTGCGGGAAGCCGTCAAGAAGCTGGGCAACGAGCTGTCAGGGTTAGGCCAGAAGCTATCGATCAGCCTGACCCTGCCGCTTTCCGGGCTGGGGGTGGCAGCATTGAAGGCCGCCGCAGATCTGGACAAAAGCAGACAGACACTGACCGCCTTGACCGGCTCAGTCGATGCAGCGAATCGAAAGCTGGCCGAGCTTCGACAGCTGGCACAATCCGCGCCGGGTGTGACTACCTCATTCGCTTCGGAGCTGTTTGCTCAATTCAAGGCTTTGGGTACGATCGCCGATAGTTCAATCAACAATGTCATCAGGTCGCTGGGTCGCTTGAATGCAGTCTTCTCTTTGCCTGATCCATCGCAGTTTGCGCGCAACCTTCAGCAGATCTTTACTCAGGGATTTGAGCGGGCCGACATCAAAGAGGCGCTCGGACAGGTGCCGATCTTCGAGCAGCTGCTTGAGCAGGCCTTTGGTACTCGCGACGCGGCCAAATTGCGACAGCTGAAAGAGGCTGGCAAGCTCACGGCTGAATCGTATTTTCAAGGCATATCGACAGCCATCAATACCCGCTTTCCGCAGGTGCAAGAGTCGATCCTTGCACGCTTCCAGAAGACAAAGGATCAGCTTCTGGTATCCCTCGTCCCGCTCGGTGAAGCGATCATCACCACGTTGCAGCCAATCATTGAGAGGATCATTCCGCAGATACAAGCGTTGCTTGCCGAGTTCGCCAAGCTCCCGCCATCAACGCAGGAGTGGATCGTCAAGCTGGGATTGCTTGCGGTGGCACTTGGGCCGGTACTGGCGGCGCTCGGATCCTTCCTGACCATTCTGACATCGATTGGCGGCCTGATTGGTGCGTTAGGTGGCGGTGGATTAATCGGCGCATTGGCTGCACTGAACCCAATTACAGTCGGACTTGGAGTAGCGGCAGCAGGCGCGGCAATTGGCTACTTCTCACTGCAACGTGCCATCAAGAGCGTATCCGACCAGGCTGATCAGGCCCTGCGGAAACAGCGAGAAGCATCGGGCGAGTTCGAGAATCTTGCCGGACAGCAGATCACACGGCGCGGCGGGCGATTCATTGACGCGCAGCAGGTACGGGCTGGACAAGCGGCAGCGACAGCGGCCGGGGGGGCATTGCAGACCAGCGGGGTTAACCTGCTGACAGGAGAGCCTATCAGGCCAGAGACCGCACGTCCGGCAGCAGCGGCAACTCCGGCTTCGGTCGAAGCCATCAAGCGCGCTGTTGAAGAGGCGCGTAAGCTGAAGGAGTCACTCTTGCGGCTGGAGCAGGAGCGGGTCGAGCAGACAGCCCGCCTTCTGAACGCAGAGACTGACACCCGTGCCCGTGCCTTGAAAGCGCAGTTTGCCGCGGGCCTGATTGAGTACCAGGCATATTACGCACAGCTGCAAGGGCTGGAAGAGCGACGAACCGCCATTCAGGCCGAGACCACAGCGGCGCAGGTCGAGCTGATTAAGCGCGAGATCGGGCAGCTGGAACAGGCGCGGTCAACGTCACGAGGAGCCGAGCGCGTAGACATCGAGCGGCAGCTATTGCAGCTCTACACCGAGCAGCGGCTGAAGGTCGACGAGCTGACCGAGGCGCTGAATCAGAACACGCAAGCGGCCATCAATCGCGTCAGGACTACCGTGCAGCTGGCTGGTGGTGACATACGCGGGCCGCAGCTGACGGCTTTTGATACGCCACCACCTCCGGGTGCATCACCACAGCAGATCGCCGAAGCGGGCCTTCTCGATCTCCGACGTCAGCAGGTCGCGGTCGAAAATCAGATCGAACAGGGCATACTGAATCAGGCCGATGGCAGACGGCAGATCAATGAGATCTTGCGACAGGAACGGGATCTGCGGCAATCGGTTCTCTTATCCGAACTGAAGCAGATCGACCTCGCCCCGGAACGACGCGCACAGATTCAGCTGGAGCTGGAGAGCATCCGCAACCTGGGCGTCGAGCTGACCGCAGCGCAACGCTTTATGCGCGGCTTTGGATCAGAGGTCGATAGCGTAGGCGATGCATTTGAGCGGCTGGGCCAGAACCTAAGCCGCAGCTTTGCCAACGTCAAAGGATTGCTCGGGAACCTGAAGCAGTCAATCACGCAGTTCTTCCGAGACCTGCTTGGACAGGGTATCCAGCGCGTGTTTCAGCAGATCTTCGGGTCTATCACAAATGCCATCTTTGGCGGTGTCAGCAGCAGCGCGGCTCGATCGTCGGGCGGTGACGGTGCTGGTGGTGCATTGGCAGGGATAGCAGGATCAGCCATTGGCGGCGCCTTCGGCGGCGGTGGTGGATTTGGCGGGATCTTTGGCGGGGGTGGTGGCGGCGGCTTCCTGACGCCGGGCTTTGGCGGTGGCTTCCCGTCTATTGGCGGCTTTACCGGCCCGTCTTCGGCTGGCCCTCCATCAGGCGGCCCTGTAAGCGGCCAGTTTGGCGGGCTTGCCGGATTGGCCAGCCTCTTCCGCGGGCCGGGTAGTCTGTTCCGCGGCTTTGGCTTTGGCCGTGCAGCCGGATCAGCACGAGGACCGCTTGCCGCCATCGCCCCCTTGCTCGGTGCACAGCTTGGTGCCGGGCTTGGCGGTCGATCACGGCTGGGTCAGATCCTCGGTGGTGTTGGCGGGGCAGCTCTGGGGATAGGATTGACGGCCGCTCCTGCCGCCTTACTGGCTGGCGGGTCATTGGCAGCATTTGGTGGACTTGCTGCACTTTTCTCGAATCCCATCACCGCGGGGGTGGGCGCGGCGTTGCTGGTAGGCTCACTCCTCCTCGGGCGCAGCCAGCAACGCCGAAATGATGAGCAGCAGTCAGGCGTATTCTTACAGGAAGCAGTCTCGCAGATCGGACAGCTGCGGGATCAGGTACGCTCCGGGCAGCTCCCATTGAGCCAGGCGCGTCAGATCTTCGAGTCTCAGATACTGGCTACGTTTATTTCGAATATCCAGACGTTGAAGACAAAGAGCGTCCGGGAGTCGAGACTGACGAACCAGGTGCGGGATCTTCGCAACCTGTTTGATTCGACCGTTGCCAGCCAGGCATCGACCGGCGCAAAGGTGAATGCCGTCAATGATCGTCTGATTCCCGAGTTTGCAATGGGTGGTATTGTGCCAGGCATCGACCGCGGATTTGATAGCGTGATGGCCAGAGTGCGACCGGGCGAGATGGTTCTGACACGTGGCCAGCAGAGCGCTATTCAGGGCATAGCAGGGCCGGGAGTCTTCAGGGCGGCTGGAGTACCCGAAGCCGCGCAAATGACCGCCAGAGGGCCGTTATTCGCAAATGGTGGTATGCTCCGGACTCTTAGTCAACCGGCGCTGATCAATACGCCGTATGCAGCATTGACAGGACGGGGTGGAGATCAGCCAGTCACGATGGACGTTACGATGAATCTGGTAGTCGGTCGTGAAGATGCGTCGCGGCTTGTGGTCTCAGGTCAGACAACAAGCGCAGGTCAAAGAGCCGTGGTCGGCATCGTTCGCAAGGCGATTCTGGAGAGGGAGTTCTAATTGGCAAGAACCGGAGTCTTCACAAACTGGCAGACATTGAGCGGATCGACATCTCAGATGCCGGAGGTGGTCGAGGCCGTCAATATCACCCTGCCAGCCGCATTTGATAGCGAGGTGTTCAACTTCGCGACGAAGACGATCACATATCGCGGTGTGACCTATAGCCCCCGGCTCAAGAGTATCGGATCTGTCGTCACTCAACTCAACAATGGTCAGTCACGTGTATCGATCCGCCTGCATAATGCGGATCTGTATTTTCGCAGTGAAGTAACCGGATCATACGTCACTGAGCCGGGTGAGACGTACTTTGCCGGACAGCCAGACAAGTTCATCGGATCACTGATCACCGTTCGCCGGTTGCTGCTAGGTACGATCACGGGCGGCGCCGTCAATACTGACCTGATATATCTCTTTGGTCGCATCACCGGCGCTGCATATTCCGAGGGCTACTTTGATCTGGATTGCGTGACTGATATCAATCTGGCGCCGGTGGTCAGCAATCGGACGGTCGGTCAGAAGTGTCAGTGGGTATTCAAGGGTACCGAGTGCGGATACTCGGGTGTCGAGCAGACTTGCAACAAGCTCTACACGTCGGCCGGGGGTTGCTCGGGGCGAAGCAATCAGCATCGATTCGGCGGCTTCCCGTTGCGGGTATCAGCGCCAAGCATCGGCAAGGTGACAGGGCTTGGCACTCCGGCAACATACCAGGTCATTCAGGCTGGCACGTCATACCAGAACCAGCGCGTGATTGCCAACTTCGATGACAGCTTTGGCGTGGTCGATGATTCGGCCAATAATCGCACCATCATCACGGCCATCACCCCGGACTGGATCAATGTCCGGAGCGCAAAGTACAACGTCGCGGCAAGTCGGACGACTACAACCGGATCGATCACGTCAGGCACGGCGACGCTGACCATTGCCAGCGCTACATCGTGGAAGGTAGGTCAGGGAATCCGAGTCTACCGGGCCGGAGTGGTAGCGGGTACATCGACGCTGGACGGCGGCATTACTGCGACAAAGGACAACATCAAGCTCGCCAGCACGGCCAACTTCCCGCAATCTGGCCGCGCGTTGATCGGCACCGAGTATATCTACTACGCCAACAAGAACAGTACCCACCTATTGCAGGTCTCACGGGGATGGGAAGGATCGACCGCAGCCAGCCATCTGACCGGAGCGACGGTGACGCCAGTGCCGGATCTGATCACAACTGTCAGCGCCATCAACGGCACGACATTTACGCTGGCCAGTAATGCCGGTGCTACGGTCTCAAGCGTGACGGTCTGGCACGACGACACGGCGGCATTTGCGACGGCCGTTGTCGATGCCGTCACTGATGGCAAGCCGCTATTTATTCCTACCGGGACATACAACGTCGCGCCTCTTCGGATCAATGGCCGCAACTCGCTGAAGATCATCGGGGATGGGCCGGGCCGGTCAGTGCTCTACAATATCCAGAATGAATCGATCATCGAGCTGGATACGGTTGGCGCGACCAGTCACAGCATCACCATCGAGGAGATGGGCTTTGTCGGTACGGGGATTGGCGTCGGATCTCACGGCGTTGCTATTCGTGACACGGCTGGCAATGGCATCTACAACGTCACACTCCGCAACCTGCGATGTGATCAGATGGGCGGATCAGGCATCTTCAGCGAGGCCGGATCCAATGCGCTGTTTACGGCATACCTCGAAGGCATAGACGTCTCACAGCCGACGGGCGGTAGTCACGGCATTGATCTTTGGGGGTCGAATGATCTGACCCTTGTGCGGTGTTACGTCCATGCCGTTGCGACGGGTGATGACGGAGCCGGGATCGAGCGCGCCGCATATCGCATCAGATCAGGTGCACCAACGATGATCGGTTGCAATGGCATCGACAGCGGTACGGTTGCATCGTGGGGAATCTTTGGCAATTCGACGGCCGAGGATGGCACCGATAATTACTGCCGTGTCACTCTGATCGGATGCAACATCGAGGCCTTCACGAAGTTTGGTGTAAGGTGCAAGTCGGGCAGCTTTGCCAACTTCATCGGATCGCAGCTGATCGCACCTGCTACGGGTACGGTCACTCCGATCAAGATGGATTACGTCACGTCGGATCAGGCCGGGATATTCGACGCGCTCTCCAGTATCCAATCCCAGGGTGCAACGTATACGAGCGGGTACGCCGTACACTCGGACGGCTTGCCGTTTATGCAGGTCGGCCATCGTGAGTTCACGAGCTTCTATGATACCAATGGCGCAGCGGCCGCGACGTGGCCAGCCATTACAGGGACGCGCCTGACCGGCACTCAGCAGTACACACATACTCATCACGGATATCAGAAGCTCTCCGGATACTGGGCCTTTGAGGAGCAGACCGCACCGGGCGCGGCGCCAAGCAATACCGGCTTCCTGTATGCCAAAGACGCAACCGGCGTGACGGGCCTGTACTGGAAAGCCGATGGCGTTGCCGAGGTGCGGCTTGATAGCGCCGTCGCTTTGACCGCGACTCAGGTAGCATTTGGGGCGTCTGGTGGCGGTGTTACGAGCAGCAGCAACTTTACCTGGGATGATTCAGCGAAAGCCCTGACGGTAACACGTGCCGGGGCTAATCCGGCGATCTACGTGACCGACACGACCAATACGATTACGGTGCGACTTGGCTCCCTGGCTGGAGCGCCTGACCGGGGCATTGTTGGCACTACGACCAACGATCCATTCGTGTTATATGCCAACAATACCAACGGATGGGGATTGTCGACCGATCTGCATTGGCGGCCATACAATAGCAATAATGGTCAGGATATTGCCACATCATCTGCCACGGCAAGGTCTGGATATTTCGGAACCAGTGTGAGTATAGGGTTGACGGCTACCCTTACAGGCCAGCTGGTGATGTGGAATAGTGGATCAGCCAACTCGACGACATTGCAAGCTGGGGCCGCCGGGTCAGCTCTGACCTTCACCTTGCCGACATCGGCTGGGAGCAACGGCCAGGCGCTGACCACAAATGGATCCGGCGTTCTATCCTGGTCAACCATATCATCAGGCGCAAATACCGCACTCTCGAATCTGGCCAGCGTTGCGATCAATACCAGCCTTCTGCCATCGTCAGATAATGCCATCGACCTTGGAAGCGATTCTTTCAGCTGGCGGGATGCTCACATTCAGCGCGATCTCTTTTTGACGCGACGATTACAAGCCGGATCCAAGACCGGCCCAACGATCGCAAGAGGACTTGGCGCTAGCTCGACAAGCCCGAATGCTAGTGCAACAATACTCGGTAACGACCTTTGTGGGTATATATCTGTCACGACAGGAGGGACTCCATTAGCAAGTAACAACATCGTAACCATTACTTATTCTACCAACTTTAATGGGCCGGGTGGCGCGACCGGATTCCCAGTGCTGCTTCTCACTCCGGCAAATGCCAACGCTGCGGCCCTGACTGGTACTCAGGCTGTCTTTGTTGACGATCTTCAATCCGCAGCCAACAAGAGCGTCATCGTCGCAGGATCCAGCCCGCTGGCAGGTAGCACGACTTATGCCTGGTATTACATCGCAGCAGGGACGATTGTATGAGCAATGATTTTCGGTCATATGGCGATTACTCGCCTTTCGATGAGTACTTTCCCGGCGGGTCAGGCAGCACGAATGGCGGCACCGGCCCGGCTCCTGACCCCTTCGGCGGAGTGCCCCCGGAGTCGACCTTGCAGGATATGCAGGTCGAAGCGAATGGTACGCTGGCCATTGCATATGGCAAGCACGTCGTTGCGGGCAATCTGGTCGACTACAGTTACACGTCCGGCCCCCCAGCATCGCTGAAGTTCATCACCGCACTCGGAGAAGGGCCGTGGGATGGAGTGCAAGAGGCCTATTATGCCGGTATTGCTCTCTCATCGTCCGGCAGCTCATCAACGCCCGGATACAAGTTCCATCCCGGCAGCCTCTCGACCGGCACGGGCGATGTTGATCAGGGGACACCGCAGTTCTTTCCGACATCACCGACCTACTCAGGCACGGCATATGTCGAGGTGCTGCTTGATACAACGCAATCGGTTGAGGAGCGCCCGGACAAGTTCAAAGGCATCTTTCGATGCCTGAAGGTAGCCAACTACAACAGCAGCGGGACGGTCACTGATGCCGGTAGCTACTCAACTAATCCGGCGCGAGTCGCGGCCGATATGATCAAGCGGTGCGGATTGCTTGGCCGGATCGACTGGCCATCGTGGGTGGCGTGGCGTGATTATTGTGATGCGACAATTGCGTGGGGAGCGAGTGATATCACCCGCTTTGAATGCCACGCGGCGTTTGTGGGCGGGGTCGACTTGGTATCAGCATTGTCGATCATATGCCAGACCGGGTGCACTCACTGGCAGGATGATGGTCAGAAGATTGTCTTCCTGCCAGTTCTCAACAATGCGGTGCTGGATCCATTGACGAGCAATCCGGTACACACTTTTACTGAGTCAAACTCTCGCGCTCTCAGCGTGGTCAACGTCGATCGTCGCCAATTGCCGACCGGGTACATCGCTACCTTCCGCGATATCGATGATCCGTATATGACCGAGACTTCGGTGGATTATTACGATGAAGATCTGGAGACCAATATCGGCGCAGCCAATCGGGTCGACCTAAACCTGCCGCCAATGAAGCGATCGCAAGCGGAGCGGATCTGCTATTATCGAACCGTGCTCGATGGCGTATGTGCGACCAGCGTTGAGTGGATAGGATACGGTGATTCGTCACTGGTGTTGCCGGGCGATTACGTCAGCATTGGTCACGAGATTGTCACTGGTGATAACTACATCGTATTGGTCACGCTGGCCGAAGACTTGCCCGATACAGACGGGCCGGGTATGCGTCGCTTTCAGGGCAAGCTGCTCGTCAAGGCGCCATACCGTGATGATACTCATACCGTGCCGATCACATAGGAGGGAATATGCCAGCCGTATCACTTGCAGCTCAGACTATCGTCACCAGCACGGTCGCGGCCAAGCTCTACCTGCCCTTGCCGTTCCAGCCGTCGGCCGTCATTCCCGTCCAGCTCACGCAGAATGCGGTGGTCGATTATGCCGATGACCGAACCAGGTATGGACGCAAAAAGGGTAGTCGATATTTCGAGTTTGATCTGTCATTCAACAACCGGCAGCTGGCCGAGTTTGCACGCTTCCGAATCTTCTGGCAGGATCTCTATCCGGCATCGCCCTTTACCTGGGTGGAGCCATTCCAGAACCTGACCTTGACCTGCTACTTTACGAGCAACCTGTCATATGATATCGAATCATCCGGAGCGATCAATTACCGGGTGAGAGTGGAGGGAACGCAATGAGTATTTTTGATCTGATCTTCCTGCTACTGACAACGCCGCGCCCGTGGCCCAAGACCACGACAGACGCGGCGTCGCCTTCGCCCGTCATACAGTCAGCACCGCCAGTTAAAAGGCCGTGCCGACCGTGCGCCTAGCTACGTCCTCATCGGCATTACGATATACCGATAGATGACATCATCCGTGGTCACCGGCTTGAACTCCAGTGCCGAGGCCGAGTCTGTGATCATCACCCGAGTGCGATCAGCGCCGACCATTCGGCTGAAGTAGTCTGTGACGTATGTCGCGTTGATGCCGATCTTTACCTCTCCCCCCTGGTACTCACATTCCACCAGCTCCGATGATTCACCCAGCTCGGCGGTCGATGCTCCGAGCTTGACGTCTTCACCCGGCGCGACTTCCATTTTGATGCCGTGCGATCGATCATCGGCAACGATCTGGACGCGCCTCAGGGCTGCCAGCATTGCGTCGTTATTGACGCTGGCCGGGACAGCCTTATCGTCCGGGAAAATCAGCGTGTAGTTCGGAAACTGACCTGACAGCATACGCGAGACGATCATCCGCTTGCCGATCCGGAAGTAGAGCTTGCCCTCGAACTGAGCGAACTCCACCGGTTCGGTCGATTCCACCATCTTTGCCAGCAGTCCGAGCGTCTTCTGTGGAATCAGTACATCGCAATCAGGTCCATCCCAGACGATCGGCTTTTCGATGTATGCCAGTCGATGGCCGTCAGTTGTCACCATTTTGGCCAGCGATGACGTGACAATGAACTTGGCTGCGTTGAGCGTGTAACGGCTCGATTCAACCGTGATCGCAAAGGATGTGCGCTCAATGAAGGTGCGCATCACCTCGGGCTGGATGTGATGATAGGCCGCGGCCGGAGATGGCGGAGAAGGGAAGTTATCGGTCGGCAGGATGGCCAGTCGGAACTTTGACCGCTGGCATTTGATATTCGCCTGCTTATCGTCGGTAGCAAGGTCGATCGACGCATCCGGCAGCGCCTTGACGATCTCGTACAGTTTCTTGGCAGGAATGCAGGCCTCCCCCTCCTCCAGTACCTGCGCATCAACAAAGGTCATTACCCACGCGTCAAGATCCGTCGCCATCAGCGTGATTCCGCCGTGCGTGGTCTTGATCAGGACGTTGGACAGGATCGGGATTGTGCTCTTCTTTTCGACGATTGCCTGTAGTCGTCCCAGCTCAAGCGCCAGTGACTGTTTGCCTGTTTCGATCTTCACTCTGTTCCTCCTCCAGTATTCAGCGAATCCGGCCACTCGGGATTTTGATCATCACCTGATGAGACCTCAAGAGTGGCCGCCTGATAGTAGTTGTTGTTGATGACCACGGCTGGCTTCTCCTCGCTTGCGGATGGCGTCAATTGCCATCGCAGCACGAGCCCGGTCAGCAGGCCTAATACGTAAATGCCGATATCGTTCAATGTCATATTCTTGCCGTCGTGATTCCTGTCTGCCCCTGATATTTGCCCTTGCGGTCCGCATAGGTCACTTCGGGCCGATTGCCCCGGAAGAATACCAGCTGGGCTATCCCTTCGCTGGCATAGACCTTGATGGGTAGCGGCGTGGTGTTGTGCAGCTCGATGACCAGATGACCCATCCATCCGGGCTCAAGGGGAGTCGTGTTGACGATGAGACCACACCGCGCATATGTGGATTTGCCAACGCAAAGCGCGAACACATCATCAGGCAGATGCAGTGTCTCGACCGACCGTCCAAGAGCTGACCCGAACGCTTCAATGATAAAGTAGCTGTCAGTTGGTGTTATGTACAATTTTGAAGGCTAAACAATATCACTATCGAAAGCCTTCGGGTCAATAAAGGTAGTGGCGCTCTCAATTTCTCCGTCACTGATATGATACTTGCGAGTGAAGATCCGAAGCTCACCTGCAAGTTTGAGATCATACCCGAACGATGACAGCCCGTAGCTGATCATACCCTCTCGCACCTGCGCCGGTTCAAAGGGGTCGATCATCCCGGCTTCGGCCAGAATCCGGATTTCCTTGTCACATAGAATCATCGTGGTCTCCTAGTTGGCCTGAAGTGTTGAGAGGGCGGCGATGGCCACGCGCTCGCGCTCGTTGCTCATAATGACTGGCTCACCCGGATCAAGCGGCGAGTTGAGAGGGCGGGGGTTAGCGATCCCATACTTGACCAGCGTCGCAATCATCGCTTCGGTCGATGAGATCTCAGCGGCCAGCGCCTGACGGAGATCAATGGCAATCTGGGTCAGCTTTGTCCCGGCATCATTGGCGGCATAGAGCAATTCTTCGTATCGGTCCTGCTGCTCGCGCCACGGCTTGGAGTTGACGGCAAAGGTGAAGCTGGCCGACTGGACGTCATTGGCGGCGCGGATCAGGGCGCGCTCCAGAATGGCCAGCGTTGCGTAGTCCGTCAGTAGCTCTTGTGTGATCATTCTTGTTCCTTTCGTGATAATGAGATCTCCGAATACCAGTCTCATGATGCTGCGGTTGTGTTGCGTACACGCTTCACAAATCAGCTTGCGGAGCGTGTAGCGCGTTTTATGAGTCACAATAGCCTAAATGCCTATTTACTAAATAGCAGTTTTGTAAAGTACTATCATTTTCGGGTAATGGCCAGCCTGAAACGTACCAAGCTGGCCAGTAGGTTACATGGGCAATGGAATCGGTCTGCCTGCCTCAAGCTCTCTCTTCTTCAGAGTCTTGCCCGTCTTTGTCGCATTCCAAGCTGAAAAGACAAGCAAGGCAACGTAAGAAAAAGCCAGTGACCGGCTAGTGGCTGTAGAATCAGAACGCATTCGAATGAGTGTCTCTCGAATTAAATGCAACGCACTGTCACGAGGAGACCCGCCCTCAACCAAAGCGATCAAGAAATCTTCGGTTCTCAGCGGGTCAACCTCAGTGAGAATGTAATGCAATGCCCCAAGTGTTGAATTGGTGAGAATCTGAGTCTTGGTATATCGCCCAGCAAAAGTTGTAGAGGTGCGAGACTCTGGATATTTTTCCAACCATGTCAATTCTTGCTTGCGCGTTAATTTCTGCGGATTATCGTAAGTGCATGTGAGTCCAGTGGACTGGACATTCTCACGTGATAGCCGAGATATCGTGACCTGCTTGCTCAAATAAGAGTATGGAATGGCTTGATCGTCCGGACCGATCAGATCCTTTGCGGCATAATAGCGCTCAAGTGTTCGCAAAACAGCAGCTAGAGTTGTCGCATTTGTTTCTCCTTTAAGGGACAAGAGATCTGCGAAACTGCGATTTACCCCTGTATCAATAACGTGGAAGATCTGTTTAGTCTGTTCATTTACCGGATGATGAACGACCATCATGTCAACAGCCTTATCGGCCCGTACAATAGCCAGCAATCGATGCTGGCCATCAACCAGCTTTTTACCGACAAATACAATAGGTTGTCCTGTGGCGAGAAAACGACCAGCCATAATCTCAGTTTGCAAGAACTTTACGTGACTCGGCTTAATAGGCCTATTCTCAGTATTGAGCTTCAGCCATTCATCAGCCATCTGTGGTGTCACCCTGAGCCATTCCATCTTTGGCGCGGTGCGCATGTTTACCGACTGAGTGGCGTTGATATTCTTCTCTATTCCATTGTTCATTTGATTCTAGCTCCTTCTGCGATTTATCCAACCTTGAGATAATCACCGGACGACGTGTCCGGCCTGCTGTGAAGATATCGATCCGTGATAGCGACGGACGAATGTCCGAGCGTCTCACAGACCAGCTTGATTGGTGCGGAATGCTCCAGCGCGTGAGTCGCGTGAGCATGACGGAACCAGTGAGGGCTGATCCGCTCCGTGATTCCTGCGCGCTTGGCTATCCGCTTGATGATCGCCCAGGCGCGCTGCCTGGTGATCGGGAAGATCCGGGCCTGATCGTCGTCCCCCTCCCGGAGTTGGATCAGATCGTGATAGAGATCGAGCGGGATCAGGACGGTGCGAGTCTTGCCGCCCTTGCCGAAGAGTGTGACTTGCGCTCCGATCTCACGCAGCTGGATGTCAGCCCACGTGACACCGATCACCTCGCTGATGCGTCCCCCGCCCCGGTATAGCATCCGGATCAGTGCGCGGTCTTTGGCCTTGTCAGCGGCAAGGCCGATCCGGATGATCTGCTCCTCGGTCAGATATCGCTCGTGCAAGGTTTCCTTTACGCCGTGACTTCGGAGAGTAGCTCCGACGTTGACGCGCAGATACCCGAGCTTGTGAGCGAAGCTGAAGAGCGACTTGATGATGGCCACCCGCTGATTTTGCGTGACGGGCCGAAGGTGCGCGATAGTCTCCATCCATCGCCCCATATCTTCGAGCACGATCGACTGTAGCGGATGGCCGATCACGTCGAGGAACTGGCGGATGGCGTTGGCATACTGCTGCCGCGTGCCGGGGTTGCGTTTGGTCTCCAGCCAGAGCGCGATCATCTGATCATCGCTATTGGCGCGAGTCCCGACTACCTGACCAGCATTGATCAGGGACGTGTCAGGTGATGGCGTAATCTCCACTACCTGATGGTTGATTCTCTGCAAGGCTTTACTCATTGCTTCCCTGCCCCTATTCCGCGCAGTAAAGCGCGACGACGACGACGATAATGAAGGTGATGGTCAGTAGCATTATGCCCCCTATATGATCTTGTCGATCGTAGCGATCACATCCGCTTCGACCTCAGCGGCTGGGCGATTAGCATCGATGTAATAGATCCACCCAGTGAGATCCTTCCACTTGCTCACGAAATGCTGGAGATGGCCGTTGGCGTCATGCGCGCCAAGGCGCAACGACTCATACGCCTCCCACGCTGGCCGGAGCTGATCGCGCTCTTGATCAGTCAGCGGCGTCCCTCGACCCTCGATCCGCTGCACGGTGGTCTCGAAGGGCGCGTGTAGCAGGATGGTAGCGGCGACGGTAACGCCCTCCATTGCCACGCCGTTGAGATCCAAGAGCCAGTCCAGATCTACGCCGCCCACCAGTCCCTGATAGACCATTGTAGACAGAGGGCCACGATCGCAGATGATGTGATCGTCCGTGAGCCAGTCTATGATCTCGCGCATATGAGCGCGACGATCAGCGGCGTAAAATAGAGATAGCGTTGTTGGATCATTGGCGTGATAGTTAGCATCTTTGCTCAAATGCAAGAGATATCTATTCCACGGCTCCCGCGTGTCGCGATCATATAGACGATGATCCGGCGAGCTCATACCTGACAGAGCGCGCGACTTCCCCACGCCCTTCGGGCCTTCGATGAAAATCAGCTTGTTCATTACTCCTCTTCCTTGTCTACCAACGATGTTATCGCTGCTTCAATTGCCTTCAGCGCGTGTTCCCGTGTTGCTGCATTGCACCATGGATTGCTGATGCATTGATGCGCGACTTGCAGAGCCTCGACCATCAGCCGGATTGCCGCCAAGAGTCGCGTGTAATCCAGGCTTGCGTTTGTTGTGTCTTCATTCATCACTGCTCCTTTTGTGCCTTGTCAGTTGTCGAGGATTCCTCGGTATGTGAGTCGTCGACGCCAGCCATCACTCCTCCTTTGCCGCTTCCAGTGCGGCAGTAATTCGCTCCAGCACGTCCTCTTCCGGCACGACGCCGAAGTCACGCGCTACCTCCTTGATGTAGGCCAGCGCACCAAAGAGAGCATCCCGCAGCAGCGGCACAGCGGCCATCTGCTGCGCGTCCTCTTCCCAGCAATGCACAGACACCGACTCCCCTGTCTCATCGAAGACGCCGTACTGCAATTGAGTGCCGGGATACTCGTCCAGGGTCAGCTCTCGTATTGTCCACTTCTCCGTCATCATTCCCCCTTTCCTTCGCGCCTCAGTACCTCATCATGCTGGCGGCGGAATTCAGCAAATGCTGCCTTCATCTTCCGCGCATCCTCTTCCGCCGCCGCTTGCATTGACGGCTCATCCACCAACGACTGCACGACGGGAGCTGCCGCTGACTGATAGGACGCCATACACGGCAGAGTGCGCGGATGGTCTGGCGGCAGTCGTCCAGCCGCAATCTCTTCCTCCACCCACTGAGAGCGAGTCGCGTTGAGCTTGGTGCATAGCTCTTTGTTCAACGTCTTCCCGCTCTCGCCAAACATCAGGCAATATACGCATACCGCCATAATGGCTATCAAAATCAGCATGTGGTTACGATTACTCATTGTCCCCTCCTATGACCCGCACGGGGCCGATGATTAACCTCAGCCAAAGCCGCCGCCGTTCTGGTTGCGACCACCCTGACCACCCTGGCCGCCTTGGCCACCCTGACCGCCACCACCACCCAGGCTATTGATGCCAGCCCAGATAATCCAGATGATGCCAAAGATACCCATAATCTGACTGAATCCCATTTCTTCCATTGTCGCCCTCCGTCTGAATAAAACACGGACGTGATTCGTGTTTTATTCCGTGTTTAATTTCGTGTTTATTTATTACAGCCATCATTGACGCTGCTACCCATCGCATTGACCAGCGCCGCTGCTGCCTGATCGCGCTGCTGCCAGCTGCCTGATAGCAGATATCTCCGCACTACCTGAGCCAGCGTCCCGGCAGTCGCGTCCGGTATCCATGCGGATATCTGCATATCGCCGAGCGTCCCCGTGGGGTCGAGCGCTATCGAGTACTGTATCGCCGTCGCCGCCGTCGCTGCCCGATATGCCGGATAGTCGATATGACTGATCCCGGCGATGTACGGCACGGCCTCGACGGGCGTTGGCCATCCCCGTGAGAGCCGCTCATACACGATTACCGAGCGACTGGCGGGCTGATGCAGGATTGTGGCCGGGCGCAGGATACAGGCCTGCTGGCCGGGTGTGGTGAGCGGTGTCTGTCCCCACGCCACGTCTGCGGCAAAAACCAGCAGGAATAGAAGAATCAGGCCGATAATAGCGTCGCGTATTGCTTTGATGTCCATTGTCTTTTTCCTTTCGTGTGAAGATTATCTGATGCGCAGGTGCGTCCCGCGCTCCTCGATCCGGCATCCCGGCACGTCCTGACCTGACTCCAGATCTGTGCGGATGGCATCAACGTCCAGCCGAATTACCCGGCGATGGTACTGCTCCGGGGCCACTGCGGGCTCGTTGCGCCATTCATCCGGAATGGTCATTGGAGCCTTGCCGCCATTCTTGGCGACGGTCAGGTTGAAGCGGTCGGTCTTGAGCTTCTCGATTCCCTGCGCTGCTAGGAACTCCCGCAGCCGCAGCTTGAGCCGATCAGCCGCCTTCTGGTCAGCGGCACCGAGATCGGCCAGCCGCTCCGACTCGTTGGCGCGTACAGTCGCGCGCTGGTTCAGCTCTTCGATCAGGGCGCAGTAGTTGTCGATCTTCTGGTCGCGCTCCTCACCCAGCTCCTGCCACCAGGCTTCCAGCGCTGCTCCCTGCTCATCGTCGCTGATCTCGCCGCCGACTTCAGTCAGCATATCGGCCAGCGCGTCCAAGTCTTCTGTGATCTTGAATAGCGTTCTCATTTACTTCTGCTCCTTTGGATTACCATCCGTGATATTGACTACACGTGTACGGAAGTCGATCTGAAAGACGCGACCAGTTTTCGATCCAATCCGCTGACGTGCCTGATCAGTATTAGCCACCTTGAGCCACCAATTGCGATCGTCATATCCATGCCAGAAAATGAGACCGTCTTCATCGTCGAAATACTTCCATGCCAAGTCGTTCCCCAAAGATGAGAATTGAGCTGTTTTCATTTGTTCGAGTCTCCGTGTGTAATGCCGCCGAGTTGCCCCGGCGGCGTGGTTGGTTAGTCATACATCATATCGTCCACGTCGTTTGAGGACGATGCGGCATAATGCGGAGCGACTTTGTAAGTTCGGCTCTGCGAGGCCGGGGGTGAGCTCTGCGCGGCCTTGTCGGCGTCCATCTTTTCGAGCCGCGCATTCAGCCGGGCGATTACGGTGTCCAGCATCGTGCCGGACAGGGTGAGCAGATCCGCGGCCTCGAGCGTGATCTCCGGCTGGCGGGTGATGTTGCGGATGGCCGTTACCAGCTTCTGATCATCGACCCCGTGATCGTTGAGGGCGTCCAGAATATGGCCCAAGTATGTCACCTGCTCCTGTGTAGCGAGCGGCTCAGTCGGGGCCGACGGCGTTGGTGACGATGGCGTGACGTCGATCACGTTGGACGCCTGTGCCATTTCCTCGCTCGTATAGATCCCGCTCATCTCTGACGGAAATGCCTTGCGCAGTGCCAGAGCTTCAGCGCATTTAGCCAATTGAGCGGCTGGCATCTTTGCCCACATCGGATTAGGCCGCGGCTGGCCAGTGGCTTTGTCCTGATACGTCTGGCAATACTCCGAATACAGTGCAACCGCCCAAAATGGCTCACGGCAGTTAGTTCGCCAGACACCGATCTTTGCCGCACGTGGTGGCTCATTTGCCAGCCAGACATCGACCCACTGGCCGTCCGGGCCGCACCAGTACGGGCCTGACTGGCCCTCGTATCGGCCGGTTCGCTCGGCCATCAATCGATAACCATCAATGCCAGTCTGGATTTCGCAAACCTCGCGGCCCGTCTTCTTGTCCCACCGCTTCACAAGGTGGATCTGACGTGACAAGATATCCAGCCCTTTGCGCTTGGCGACTTCGATAAAAAGACGAAACTCGTCTTCCGTCGCCCCTTTGGCAAACGTATTACGGATCAGATCCAGCTGATCATCTGCTGACTGTACTGCCAGCGAGTGTGACGTATTACTCATTCTGATGTCTCCTCTTTCTCGAAATTGTGATTCAATCTCTCGCCAATTGAGAGATCGTGAGTATTGGGATGGCACAAGGGCAGGCATACGGTCTTGTGCATGTCGAATTTAATATGGACGCTGAACCGCGCGCGCACCGTCTCCTCCTGCTTTGCGCACCATACGCAGTTCGGCCCCGGACTACGCCGCCCGTATTCCACGATATCCGTGATGACCGGCTTGACCCGGATGCTGCGCGGCTTGATCAGCTCTGGCACCCGGTAGCCCCCGTCCAAGGCCGCCTGAGCTTCGGCGCGTGTCGACCACTCCTGCGGCGAGCGGCGCTTGCGGCCCATCTGCTCCTCCTCGATCCGCCAGCCCTCGCTGCTGCGAACGATGCGCTGTTGCAGGATCCTGCGGCTGGCACGACGAGCGGCAACGCGCTCGTCGGCCACCTGCTTGCGCTGGGCATCGGTAAGGGTAATGCGTACCTTAGGCATAACGCTCCCTGACAAGCTCGTAGAAGGATTGCAGATTCTGGTCAGTACCGGCGAAGAGATGATCTGATCCGTCGACCGTCTCCAGAATCAGCGTACACAGCTGACCCTCGCGCTCGTCACGCATTGATGCTGCGACTACGTGCACCGGGTTGATCCAGACAGTAGTGTTCGCCCAGGCCATCAACGGGCGCTCGTCGCAGTCGCGCTCGCCGGTTGCGACCTGGTGAGATTTGTTTCGGGTAAATTCAAGCATTGTCGTTTCCTCAGAAAAATAGCGCAGGCCATCGGGTAATGACCTGCGCAGTGAATCAGATGATACGCCCCCGGTACGGGTGAGCGTATACGTAGCCATTAGCCTGAGCGTGTGGCGGATAGACCCATCCCGCCTCTAGCCGTTCCGCAGAGCTGCCGCGGACGACCAGTTCCTGCCGGTTGATCACCAGCCCGGCCACCCGCCCGGCCACCCGCGGGTAATCCTCTCCAGTCCACTCTACTCGCTGGGCGAGTGATGGTGGGCCTTCGGTGTAGTGGCTGAATGTTACGCCCTTCCACCACCCGACGTGTTCCCAGCTCGAGTCCTCTCCGCCCCGAGCGGCGCCATACAGCAGCCGATCGTGCGCGGGGATCTGATAGATCCGGGGAGCCTGGTATTCTCGCAACTCAACGCGCCCGTCTTCCCGCACGTGAGCGGAGCGCAGCTGCTTCTCCTCTGACCAGAGGAGAGACGATTCGGGCAGGCGGTGACACGGATCACCAAACCAGATCACCATCGGCTGCTTCTCGTAGCCGGACTTGCTGGAGACGTATACGTCCGGGAATTCCTCGGACTGAGTGTAGTGAGTGCGGCCGGTTGCCGCTAACAGCTGCTCGATCATTGTCATTGTCGTTTCCTCGTGGTTAAAACGGCAGCGGCTCGGCTGGCGTCGCATTGCACTCCGGGCAGGGAATCTCTTCGGACTCCCACTGCCCAACATCGCCGCGCGTAATCGTCAGGCGGTACCCGCTGCCGTCGCAGGACTCGCATACGTGCGGGATCTCGGTCGCGGCCAGGTATGCGTTGTATTCGGTCTCGTATTCAGCCAGTTCGGTGGGCGTCATTACTCACCCTCCTTTCCGTAGCAGCCGCCAAAAGCCTCGCGGCCCATTGCGTTGCCACCGATCAGCCAAGTATCGCCGTCGGCGTCGATTGCGCGGATCAGGCTGATGCCGTAGATCTCCACAACCTTGAGACCGTGAGCTTCTGCGGCTTCGGTCAGGGTGTGATCCTCTTCGCCGATGGCGATGCAGTTATCGAGGTTGCGCAAGTTATCGTATTCGATCTGAGCAGTCTGAGCGTCCATTGTCATTTCCTCCGTGTTGTTGTGGTGTCGCTTTGGTTTCCCGCTGCGATGGTTTAGTTATACCCTTGCTAATGGTTTTTGTCAACACTTTTTACTATTTTCTCAAAAAAAGATTTTTCCAAAAAAAAGCTATTGACACAACAAGCAAGGCAGGGGTATTGTCGGCCTATGAATGCAGGTAAGAAAACGCTGGTTCATATCTACGCAGATGCTGAACTGGTGGAGATGATTGAAAACTTTACGCGAGAGATCGGCATTACTCGGCGCCCGTCGTCTGTGATGAAAGAGGTGCTTGAGCTGGCCGTTCCGATATGGATTGCCCATCAGCGCCGATCTCTCCAAGAATTTACGCGGTCTATTTCTGGTGAGAGTGAGCATGTCGTTGTCAACTCAGGGCTGGTCTAGCAGCCAGCCCTCTTTTTTTGCTCCTCAACCGAAGAGACACCCTGCGACGATGCACCCGCCATCGACAGCAGCGAAAGCGGCTGGAATCGCAGGCGCCAGGGCAGGAGTTCACACCCTGCCCTCCTGATATTGAATGGTGACGGCAATGGATCGAGGTGACCGGCCGTCCCCTGGCAGGTGGAGATGTGGGGGCACTCATCCACCTGCCCTTGAGTTTTGCTGGTCGTTCTTTCGCGGTGCATCACGCGGTAAGGCCCCTGCAAGCGCAGTCAGGTCGATGCAAGGCTCAATTAGCAGTTCGTATTGCTATCTACGTAAACTGGCATTGTGTCTTCAGCAACCCTTCCAAGTGGGGCTACCCACAACCAGCAAGGTGCGGCGTGCCTGTCAGAGGCATATCAGGTGCAACTCCTGAGCGCTGTATGGCCTGATCCGACTCAGGCGGTGACAGGGGTCACCAAGGCAAGCGCCAGTCGGGTGGATTTTATCTGGTAAACACTTGGCCGGGCGGTTTGCACTTACGCCCGGCACTTTTTTCCGATCTGCGGTGAGGTGCTATGGTATAATGCAGTTGGCCGATGGGGTGACGCCCAGTAGTAGCAGGCCAAAGCACCTAAGGTACGCGTCTGAGTTTGTGGGCGTGGTCTAACTGGTAACGACGGTCAGGGAAGCAGCGTTGCACCTGACAGACGCTGGTTCAATTCCAGCCGCCTGCCTCGATAGTGTGGTATACTGTATGTGGCCGATGGGGTGACGCCCATCATAGGAGGCCACTTGGGAAACTGGAAACATTCAATATCAACAAGCCTTTTGAGAAGGCGGGTCAGGCAACCGATAGGCCGTCAACCTATCTCCAGTTTCCCACCTGCCCGTTTTCTCAAAGGGCTTTTTGTTTTTGGGAGATCTTCATGACTGGACAGCAAGCAGCTTTTGACCAGGTGCGATACCTGATGAGCATCGGCCAGATTCAGGCCAACCAAGCAAACGTCGAAATAGTCCGCATAATGGGTGTCCGACTGATCGAAGCAAGGATAACCCGCGCAGTACGCACTGAGTTAAACGGTGCGGTGAAGTCTGGCCGCTTAGGCCACCTGCCTAAAGATGGCCTTATGCCGGAGGCGTACTTTCACCCTAATGCGCTTAGTCGCGCACTCGAAGAGCGTGATCGAGTGGCGCGCGCAAGCGTTAATGCGTTGCGTGGGATTTTGGCTCGCAATGATGGCACGGGTTCCAGCTACGGATTTGAGGAGGAGGTAGGCGACAATGAAAACTGTCAATAGCATGCGTGACGCAGTGATCACGCAAGAGACGCGTAAAGAATGGTTCCCTGCGATTGCAGACATTTTGAACGAGGTGCCAGCATTCGGATCCAAGAAAGAAGCACTGCAGAAAGCGCGTCAGTTTGGCTGGCGTAATGTGGTTAAGATCGAGGGGCGTTTTGGAGTGGCGTTTATTGTAGGCGGGCAAGATCTGCAATCGGATTTTCAGTGTGACATCGCCTTTGACGTTATCCGAGTGCCGTTATTGCGATATGAAAATGGCGTACAGCCTGTCATCAAAACGCGCATGGCTCGCAGCTTGAGGAATGCAAAATGAGCGAGCAACTGGAGGATCTTATATGCAAATAGCAATATCAAGCCATTTTGACGATATGAACCTTTCACCAGAGGCGTACCGCCTCTACTGCCATCTACGATGTGAAGCGGCACGCAACGACCCTCCCTCGACTTTTGGCGGGAATGTGAATGAGTTTTACGATAATCAGATATTGGAATGCGGCAAGACTATTATGAGCGTAATGCATGCTTGTAAGTTGCCTAACGAGAAAGGTCAGTGGAAACAACACTTTTACGAGCTTGAGAGCCGATTCCTTATCTCAGCCCATATCACGCTCACTTTGCAAATGCTTCCACACACAGACTTTGTTATAGCAGAGCCGATATTACAGACTGTCACGTTTTTACCGCAGGAGGTGTGGCAATGAGCAACACCAGAATCCATGACGAGTGGGGTGCCTTTAGCGCAATCCCAAACGAGTTCATTGACGCATCTGGTGATCTCTCAGATCAAGGCCGTTGGTTGTTTGTCTTGCTGCGCCGATACACCAATGGACAGACAGGCAAGGCGTTTCCATCATATAAGGTAATTCAGGATCGGACAGGATGGACGCCAAAAACCATTGCCAAAGCTGTCAGAGAGCTAGAAGATGCCGGATGGATTGAGCGCGAGAAGACTTACAATGGCCCGACAAATTACATCTTGAAGCGCAATAGGCACTTCCCACAGGGAAGCGCCCCACTTCCCGTAGGGAAGTGCAGTACTTCCCACAGGGAAGTGGGGGTACTTCCCACAGGGAAGTCTAATAAGACTGATATAAATAGACTGAATAAAAAGACTGAAGTAAAGAGTGTGGTGGAATCGTCGACGGC